GAAAACCTTGATAGATATGATGATCTAGGGGAATTCAAAAATAAAATGGTGAAATTAGAACACGAAGGTACTTCATCAGAAAATGAAGTTGTCTATTCAATAAAATTTTAAAACTAAATATAAAAATGAGACAAAAATTAAACGATATTGTATTATGTATTGATTTTGATGCTACTATTGCACATAGAGATGCTTTTCCTAAAATAGGAAAACCATTAGATGGGGCTGTAGAAGCTATTAATAAACTTTATAATGAAGGTTATTTTATTATAGTATGGACTTGCAGAAGTGGTATGCACCAGTTGGAAGCAGAACAGTACTTACTTGATAACGGTATTCCTTATGATAAAGTTAATTCAGCGAGACCAAAAGAATTAATACAATTTAATAATGAAGATACCCGTAAAGTATGGGCAACAGCTTATATAGATGATTCTTCTATTGAATGGAAAGTAAAAGGTATGCCACATTGGTCAGAAATTTACAAATTATGTGAAGAATTAGCTCCTCACCCCTGTATACCGGAACATAAAGAATAATATGGAAGAATTAACTAAACCTAATACAGGATTATGTATTAATGACCAACCAATGCCTGGTAACTCAATAGGCCCTGAAGTAAAAGTGGGAACTCTATATGATATAAAAGATGTCTATGTGTGTAAATGTGGAGAAAAGCACTTTAACATTGGACTTCCTTTAAAATTAAATTTTGTAGAATGCTATAAATGTAGAGAAACACTATCTCCTACAAATCATTGGTGTCATAGTTCTAGATTTGAACCTACTTCAGTTTAATGGGTTATAGTTTAAATAAAAAAGAAAGAGATCTTGAGATTATTGCCGCCGTTAAGGATGGTAATACTCTCAAGGAACTTTCAAATGCTTTTGGTTTATCCCAATGCCGAATTAGTGTTATTCTAAATGAATATGGTATGTCGAAGATAGTAGAAAACAAAAAATTAAGAACTAAAAAATGACTAAGGAAAAAGACGAACAAAAATATTTAGAATGGAGAATTGCAAGAACCTTTTTTATTATAATATACACTGTTGGAGTTATCGTTGGAATTGTCATTTGTAAATTTCTTCAGTTTTAATTCCATTACTGACAAATAAATAAAAACTAATAAATGAATGAAATAACTAAAAAACCTACCTTAGCTATTATTGATAGTGATATGTTTATATTTCTTGCGTCTTGGGCTCATAGAGATAATCAAACTGCTTTATCAGTGTTATTATGTAAGAAAGCTTTAGATAAACTTATACATGATGTTTTAGAAAAAATCAATCCTGATTTTTATATTATGTCTCATGGGGAACCGGGAAGTAAATGCTTTAGATATGATGTTGCAACTCTAAGACCTTATAAGGAAGCACGTAATAATCGTACTGATACTTGGTCCAACTATTTTAAAAAACCATTAAAAGATCACTTGAGAGATAAATGGAATTCCCATGCTATGTCACAAATTGAATCTGATGATTTTTGTAGTATAGCTCTTGTTAAATATCATAAAGAGTATGATATAACAATGGTGTATGAAGATCATGATTTCTACCAGATTGCTGATATGATTAATGAATCTGTAAAATGCTATAATCCAAACAAAAAGAAATTTCATACTCTTACTCCTGATATGAGTAGATATGAATGGTATCTTCAATGTATTACTGGTTGTAATGGAGATTCTATTATTGGTATACCAGGAATAGGGCAAGATAAATCAGGCGAAAGAACAAGTAAAGGTCATACTATATTAGCAAAAAGAGCTGATGATACGCATGAATCTTATTTTAGTGTTGTTCGTGATGTATATATAGAAAAATTTGGAAAAGATTATTTACCAATATTTTTAGAAAATTATGTATTACTAAGAATGCTCAGTGAACCTCGTTTTGATTTCCCTGAAAATCCAACAATAAATAAATTTATCGGTAAAGTTGAAGATTCCGAAAAACATAGTAAATTAATCGATTTATAATAAAAATTAAATATGAACCCAAACACAAATAAACCTCAAGAAATTGATGCTATTGAACTGGATAAATTCCATTTATTAGTAGATTCAGTTTTAGAAAAATTAGATCCATCTAAAAAAGTTGCTGAAGTCGTTACAGAAGTTTTGGAACCAGCTAGTAATTTAATTACTAATGATGGAGCAAACGGATTGTTAGAATTAGCTATTATTGGAGAGTCTACCGGCCCTATGATGATATTAAATTTTAATATTGAACAAAATAAATATGTTAAAGTATTTAGTAATGCAGCTGTTGCAGCTGATAACGTTAAACTAAATCCTACAACTATCAGACAAAGATGCAAGGATAATAAAATTATTGATGGAATTCAATGGTCTTATATTACTGCAGAAGAATATACTGCTTTAAAAGGATAATTATGGAACTAAAGAAAATATTCCATAAACTAGAATCATTCTCAGTAACTACTACTCATCATGTATTTTTGGGTGGTAGCTATGTTCTGAAGCATGTATATGATGTTTTAAAAAGAGAAACAGAAGACATAGATATTATTATCTATGGTTTTAGTCAAAGACAATTAGATTGGATTAGAGAAAATTTTGATATTCACTATAAGAGTGAGAGCTATGGGCCAACTACAACTGCTGATCGTGATAAAGATATATTTTATATACAGGCTTTGCATAAAGGAAAAGCTGTTTTTATAAATTTTATTACTTATAAACATTTTTTATATATCAACAGTTATGCCAAATATGATAATGACCTTTCTGTAATACCTTTAAAGGCTATTCTTGATGCTAAATTGCAATATAATAGACCAAAAGACAAAGCTGATTTGTTAGATATTATGATGGAATTGAATACACCAAGAGAAACACATTTACCAATTGGATTAAAAACTAAATAAGATGGAAGAACAAAAAATTGAAAAAGACGAATTAGGCAGTAAAGATGGCGGAAAATATAGTTCTACTGGATCATCTGCACATTATAAACAAGCAGTACTAGAATATATTGATAAACAAGAGAGATGCTATGGTACATTCTTAGCATGGACTTTATGTTTTATGCAAGTAGACAAGTACCGAGATAGAGCCGGGATTAAAGAAGGTGTATCTATTGAAAAAGATATGGTTAAAGCTATGTGGTATACTAAATGTGCTGAATATTTACGAGAAAAAATTGAACTATTTAATTCTTCTGATAATCCAGGTACAGATTCAGTTAATTTTGAGAAAAAATATGGTCTAGGCAGATCTCAATTTATTGATATGCCTATGAGTATACGTGGAGTTATGAATCCTTCATTTCTGGTGAACTGTGCATTAAAAGGATTAGGTGAAATAGTTGACGAGAAATTAATGAAAAAATAATGAAAAAATTTGATGAAATAAAATTCGATCTTGAGGATACTAACGCTATTATTAGCGAAAAGATATCAGCAAGAGTTTTAGAAGTTTCATTAGAAGAAGTAACAGAAGAGCTCAGTAAAAATTTTATTTTTCAAGAGGAATCTATTAAAGTATTATATACTTCAATCGCGACAGGACAAAATGTTATTTTGTTCGGACCTGGAGGATTTAGTAAATCTAAATTAGTAGTTTCATTTTTTGAATTATTAGGAATTCCTTTAACATTTAAAGTTGGACATGAAGAATGTACAACAGAAGAATTACTTGGTATACCTAATTTACAAAAATTACTAAATGAAAGTAAAATAGAAACTGCCTTTGAAAATAGTATATTTTGTAAACCAAGCGTATTAGTATTAGAAGAAGGACTTGATATTCCTCCTACTGTTGCTGCTTGTTTGAAAGATATTATTTCACAAAGAGGTTTAAGAGAAGGTAATATTTTTAAAGAAAGTAAAATTTCGAATATTATCATTATTGGAAATAAATCTCCTCAAGATCTCAATTATAGTGATACTTTAAAAGCTTTTTATAATGAACGTTTTCCTTTACAACATTTAATGGTGTGGAAGGATTTTAGTGCTGAATCTTATTATAAATTTTTCGAAATTTATTTTAAAGAAAAAATCGAAGGAAAAGAAAATGAATTTCTTTTGCTATCTGAATTATGTGCTAATACTAAAACAATAGTTAGTCCCCGTATTGCTGCTGCAGGCGGAGATGTTATTTTAAAATTAAATATAAATTATTTGGATACTGTTTCTGGTATTGATACTTCTAAGATTGATATTTATAAAACTCAGACTAAATTAAAATCTAAGTTACTTATTGAAAATGGCATTTTCAAAGTGATTAGAGAGAGATTGTCTGTTATCAATTCTAGTAATAATTTTGAAGGTAATCTTTATGAATTAATATTAGTGAGGAATCTTTTAAACAAGTTTGAATTCTCTAATACTAATAGTAAAGTTGTCGATCAATTATTAATATCTGTAGAGGAACACTCTTCTAAATTAATGTATTCATTAGATATAAAATATAAAAATATAAAATCTCTTTATCCTGATGTACCATCCTAGAGTAATAAAAAGTAACTGTGTAGTAAATCTCTGTAATATTGAATTAGATAAAGAATATACCGGTTATAATTTTTATTTACCTGTTGGATTTCTTCATGATTTGATACATTTTATTGTACATAAAAATAGATCTAATAAATATATATTTGCTGTAGAAGATGAGATTACTGATTTTCTATCAAAGATACCAGATAATATTATAAGTATTTACAAGTCTGAGTCTAATGTATTGCATCAAGCTCTGTATGTTCTTAAGTATTTAGGAAATAAGACAGATTTATTGATGATAGAAAATAATACCATTAATGATGTTGAAGATAATCTGACTAATTACAAAAATAATCTTGATTTCAAATTAGATAATAATTTATGTACTTATGAGAATCTTCAGTATAATGATATTTTAAATTCCATTAATAGTTTACTCAGTTATGAAGAAGATAGCTGTAAGACTAAAAATAAAATAATTGGATTTAAGAAACCATTATCATTAAAGAAACATAATTTAATGAGGCCGGATTATAGTTATATTCTAACTAAAGAATCAGGTAAACATAATGAATTAGATGATGATAAAAAATCTTTTCTAATATTTATAGAAGATACTTCTAGTTCTATGTCGTCTGAACATAATAGGACAATAAGTAATTTGTTAAAATCTTTTATTTCTTATATGAACAAAGATATTCATTATTATTGTAATGGAGAATTTATTATTCTAAAGACCTTAGAAGAAAAGTTAAATAAATTTTCTACAACACAATATTATTCTATGGATATTGATTATGAGAAGCTATTCAAGCAAATATCTAAAAGATTTTTTAATCAAAAGCTAATAATATTAAACGATGGAGAAGATTTTATGCCGTCTAGTTTAATATTGAATAATCAAGTTTTTATTTTTAATACTGGTATTACGAATAAAAATGCAATTTCATTATGCAAATTAAATAATGGAAAACAAATAAAATTATGAGCGAAAAAATAATATTAACACCCGAACAACAAATTGTTGCCGATTCTATGCTAGCATTTCTAGAATCTGAATCAGAAGAAATATTTACTTTGAAAGGTGTAGCAGGTGCAGGCAAATCTACTATTTTAAAGAATGTTTTAACAGGCTATGATAATATAATTGCTGCTACCGTATCTCACGTTGCGAAATCAGTGTTGGAAGACATCTTAGGTTCTGTTGCTACTTGTATGACAATTGCAAAATTGCTTAACATGCGACAGACTATTGATGAAGATGGCGAAATTTCTTTTGTACCAAGAATAGATAAATTTAATGAAAATTTTAGATTACCTATTGAGGATGCAAATATAATTGTGATTGATGAGTGTAGTATGGTTGATGAGAATACTCATAATCTTGTTATGCACTTTAAAAGCACTAAAGCAAAAGTTATTTATACTGGAGATCCATTTCAATTACCTGCTGTTAATGAAATCAATGAAACAGATTCTGTAAGTTTTAAGTTTACTAAAGCTGAACTTTTAAAATCAGTCCGATACGGAGGTCATATTTATGAATTAGCACAAGTTATTAGAGATGAAATTTCTGTTATAAATTCTGGTAAGGCTGGATCAAAATATCTTATAAATGAATTTGCCACAAGACGCGGATTTGATAAAAGAACAAGTGAAATCAGTGAAGACGGTAAAGGAGTTATATATCTTAATAATATAGAAGATGTTATTAGAATTACTAAATTGTATCATACCAAAGATAATGGTATAAATGATTTACGATCTATTGCATATCGTAGAAAAACTATCGATATTATTAATACTGAAATGAGAGTTCATCTATACAAAGATCAATTAGGTACATCTAATTACGATGAGTTCCCTCAATTTATTAGTGGAGAAGTTGTTATTAGTTCAGGTGGATACAAAAATGGTTTAATACATAATAATCAATGTTTTAAAATCGTATCTTTTATTGAGATAAATGGACCACATAACATTCCGTGTTTGTCTTTAAAATTAGATCCTAATCCAATATCTGAAACCACTAATCAACAAATAGTAGTATTAGATACTAAGAGAGGTAAATTGTTATATAATGATATGTTGCTTACTTTAAAAAGAGCAGCGGAAATGGATAAACGTCAATGGAAAGACTATTATAAATTTAAAGAAGAATTTTGTGAATTTGAATATGCTATTGCAAACAATAGTCATCGAAGTCAGGGTTCTACTTATAATAATGTAATTGTCTTTGAAGATGATATTTTATCTGTAACTAAAAATAAAGTCAAAAATAAACTTCAGTCTTTATATGTTTCTTGTACAAGAGCAAAAAATATTTTGTTCATTTACAATAAAAAATATAAAGTATCACAAAGTTTATTACCTGAATCAATTAAAAATGAATTAGGATTATGATAAATAATGCCCCGATTTTTAAAAGAGAGCATTTATATCTATATCAGATATTAAAGCCAGGAACTTTTCTTTGCAAATGTGCAACAACAGTAAAACCGTCTTATCTTATAAATGATGGTAGTAAATCTAGGTTTATAGTTAATTTGCGTGTTGCTTCAAAAGAAAAATTAATGGAAGTATTATCCATATTAGGTCATCGAGAGGAATGTTTATTTGAAGAAGTCAAACATTGTTTTTGTAGTGGTACTTTATGGTTTAATCAATTAGAAGATATAGAATTTTTGCCTACGAAAGGGGAAACTGTTATTGCAACATTTAATAATAAATTACAATGTGAATCTATAACGTTAGTACCTAGAAAAGAGTTATCAAATTTTGATTTAGAAGCGTTTACTTTATCTCAAAAACTCTTAAATAATATATTTAATAAATTAGAATGAAATGGATGTGAAAACTGAGTCTGTATTAATAAATGCGGAATACAATGAAAAATGCAAAGATAAAATTTATCCTTTTATTAGTAGTGAAAGAATAACTCTTATTGAAGCTGGATTATACAAAAAGAAATCTTCTAAATACTATGGTGTTGGAGTGATTAAAGATAATATATTAGGAACTCCTAAAGTAGTATTAATGGGTTACTTTGATGTACCATTTAATATGATTGTAATTCCTAATGGATTAAAATTATCTGAAGGTCAAATATCTCTTATAAAAAAGTATGAAGATTTAGGATATATAAAAAATCCAGGTTTTCCTAGGCTTAAAGTAAAAGAATTTAGTAAAGATACTAAAGAATACATTATTGCTATGGAAAATAATAAACAATTTAATTTAAATTTAAAAAATGATATATCTAATAACGAGTCGAGAAAATCATTATGATCCTATACAACTTGCATCTGAAGACATTCAATTATCTAGCGCAAAAGAATTCGAAAATTGGATTAGTTTACATAATAGGATTCAATTGGATACAGAGACTAATGTTGTTGATAAATTAATTCATAGAGAATTATATGTTGTTCAAATAGGAGACTATGAAGGTAAAGATCAATGGATTTTTGATATAATTGGATTATCAAGTATTAAATTGAATTCTTTGAAGAAATGTTTATCTAATAATAATATACAAAAAATTATACATAATGCTATGTTTGAATATTCAATTATTCAAAAAGCTTTTGGTATTGATATTGATAAAATTAGAGACACATTCTTGATGAGTAAGATTCTCTATACTGGATTACTAATGCCTAAAGGTTTTCATGGTTTAGCTGGATGTTTACAACGCTACTTAAGGATTGATATTGATAAAGCTTCTCAAACTACCTTTACAACTGAACCAATGTCTATTGAACAAATACTTTATGCTGCCACAGATGTTGCATTATTAGGTAAGCTTCATGACGCTCTACAGGTTGATATTGATAAATGGGGATTAGAAAATACTGTTAGACTTGAATGTGCTGTTATTAGACCATTCTCTGATGGATTATTAAATAATCTTTATTTGAATCAAGAAAAGTGGAGAAGTATAATGCTTGTCAAAGAAAAAGAATTAAAGGAAATTCAAATCGAATTGTTTGACTTTATAAAAGCCGATTTAAGAGCAGAATGTGAAGAACTTGAATTTATACAAGCTCAAGATACTTATTTGTTTTCCTGGGGTTCCGGTAAAATGAAGAAAGATTTAATGAGATTAGTATATCCTTCATTACCTTCTGAATGTACTGCATTACCAGCTTATAAGAAGTTTTATAATCTGTTGATTGATACTAAAACTGATGTTGATCTTCAACCTATAGAATTGTTTTTGGCACGTAATTTTGAGAAATTAGAATTATACTTTATTCAAAATCATCAGCAATTTCTTGCCGATTCTGGATTATTCATTGCGAAAGGTACAATATTATTGAATCTTAATTCTCCTATTCAAACTTTACAATTATTTAAATTAATTGATCCAACATTAGAAGCAGTAAACAAAGATACTATTAAGAAATTGAAACACCCTCTTGTTAGTATTTATCAAAGATATATGAAGGCTTCAAAACTTTATTCGTCTTATGGTCAAAATTTTCTTGATGCAGTTGATGAGGATGGTATGCTGAGAATACCAGATATTAATCAAATTGTACAAACTGGTAGAACTTCTATGAAATTATTTCAGCTTCTTCCAAAAGAAGGTGAATATAGAGGATGCTTTTACCCAGAAAAGGGATGGCAAATATGTGGAATAGATTATTCTAGTCAAGAGATTGTAGTTGCTGCAACTTTATCTGAAGAAGATATCATCTTAGAATCATTGAAAAATGGTTGGGATATGCACAGTATTTGTGCTTCTATGATGTTTCCTAAAGAATGGATTGCTTGTGGTGAAGATCCTTCCCCTAAAGGTAAGCCTAAAACTAAAGATGGAGACAAATTCCGCGGTTGGAGTAAAGCCGTGAGTTTCGGTTAACAAAAGTTACAAAATGTTATTTTTGGTCTATTAACTTACAAGAGTTAAATAAATTTCATATATTTATATATGGAAGAAATATACAAACAAAAAATAAAAGATCTAATTGAAGAAAATTTAACTTCTCAAGAAATTTCTACTAGATTAAATATTAGTAGACAAACTTTGCATAGAAAATTAAAAAAATTTAATTTAAAGACTAAAAAAGGTAGCGGTGGTCAAAATAGAATTATGAATCATAATCCGTTTATTGATTTAGATAATCCAGAAACTCAATATTGGTTAGGATTTCTAGCAGCAGATGGATATATTTCTGCTTCAAAATACTACTTTAGTTGTTATCAGGCAAATGATGATAGATTTCATATGATTTTATTTCGTGATTTTTTATGTAAAGATATTAAATTAGTATCTTGCTTAAATAAAAATGGTAATGAATCTATGGGTTTTAGCACAGGAAACAAAGAAGTACATGAATTTTTAAATAATCTAGGTTTAACATCTGCAAAGAGTAGAACATTAAATTATTTAGGAGAAATCACTGGGCATTTCATTAGAGGTGTTTTTGATGGTGATGGCTCATGTTCAACTAATAATATACCAAAAATAACTACTAGTAGCCCTTTATTTAGAGATCAATTATTAAATTATTTCAATGAAAATAGTATAAAATGTAATTACCGTGAAAAAGGTGATAAAAATTCAATAAATCCTATTTATGATGTTCAAATCTTAAGTGAAGGAAGAATTAATTTTTACAATCTTTTATATAATAATTACAATGTTTGTTTAGAAAGAAAAAGATTAAAAGTGTTTAATATTTTAACATTAAGCCGAAATAAAATTGGATAAATTGCTGGAAACTCCTGTAGAGGACAATCAGCAGCCTATCATTAATCTAAATGGTTAATGCGGGTTCAACGACTAGATATTGAAACTAATTATAATATGAATACTAATAGGATTTAGGCCCTAGATTGTAGAGATTATATACTTATATGCCTATATAAGAATAATTAGAATATAATATATCCACGAACATCCAACACCTTTTATAAGGTGATGATATAGTCTGAGCTGTAGAAATAACAAAATGAAACTACAGAGGTATAGGATAAAGAGCCTATACGATAACAAAACTGATAATGTATGGAAAATCTGCTATTGGGTTAGCAGAAAGTTTGAATCTTCATGCTACTACAGAATCGCTTATCGAAGCATTTCCTAATGAAATTGAAGATTTAATCAATAATTCTGCGGAAGAGTATAAATTGTTTTGTCTAGAAAACCATAATGGAAAATCAAATAAAATATCCAAGAAAACTTTTGTTAAAACAAAACGTCAAGAAGGATTATTTTTACCTGATGTTATTACCGGTGATGATTTAGTACAAAGATTTAGAAATGCATTTCCTAAATTGCACTCTTATTTATCAGATGGTGCTGAAAAAGCAGTTACAAAATTGCATATTAGAACTAAAGATGTCTTTGGAAGAATTAGATTCTTTGAAAGCCCTGATAATAGAAGTGAAGAAAATGCTATCTTTCGAGAAGCAATGAATATGCCTATTCAAGGAAGTTCTGCTAATATGTCTAAATACGCTGCAGTTTTAATTAAAAAGTATATCGAAAATAATAATTTAACAGACAAAATTAAATTTTTATTTAGTATACATGATGAAATTTTAACTAAAGTAACTGATGATTTTGCTGAAGAATGGTTGAAGATTAAATCTAAAATTATGGAAGAAGCAGGAGAATTTGTCTTAGATAATAAATTACAAAAATGTGAAGGTAAACTAAGTTCAGTATGGGAGAAATAGAAATAAATGAATACTGTAAAAGTATTATTGCACAATCAAAAATTATATCAAAGAATAGTGGTTTAAATCATACTGCTGCTCTTGCCATATTATTTTGGGCTGCAACCGGAACTCATCAAATTGAAATAAAAGATGAAGACTTTTTATCAATAATCCAAAGAGGCTATATAAAAAATGGAAAAATTTCTAAAGAAGGTTTAGCGTTATTTGATGATAAATCAAGTAAAATTAAATCTAAAAATATAAATTCTTCTTTACCTATATTAACGCTCGAAACTGGAAATATTGTTAAAAGATTATCAATTCATTTCTTTGGCGATATGTTTAAAGGATCTGATTATAAGCAATATAATGAAAAATGTGATAATGCTATTATGGCTCCATTCTTCTTTATGTTTATGAATATGTTCCCTACTTCTAATGCTAGTAAAAATAAACATTGGGATAAACATTTCAGTACCTGGACAAATGTAAATTTAAGAAGAATAACTGATATGACTGTCAAAAACTTTAAGAAGGTTTATAAGACGAAAGACATAGGCTTATTTTTATTAGGTACATATATGTTCATAAAAGAATCACATAATCAAGAAAAGAATCAATACTTTGTAAAAAGTTTAGAAAATTATTGGAGAGAATATGATTATTGGTATGGTACAGCAGAAGCTATGCTTTTAAACGGTGAATTAGATACATTTACTAAACCCGCTAAAAAAGTAGATACAAATAATATTATTATGATATAATATGAAAACAAAACCTATTACAAGAGAAAAACTTTCTAAGATTAAACTAGCTCGTGAAAATAAAATAATTTCTGAAGTTAATGCTTTACTTGAAGATTTTGCTAATTCTTTACTCGAAGGTCTTACCGTTGAAATTAGATTAAGCAATTTTTCCAAAGCAAGTATTGAGTTTGTTATTAAAATTTTTGGCGAGGATGACTCTTGGACTGTTCAAAGACCAGACGAGAAAGATAAATCACTTTTACTCTTTACATTAAAATAATGGATTATTTCAAAACATTTATAGAAGAACCCGTAAAATACGGAAGATCCTATGGTAATACTGGTATACCAATACCATTAACTAAATTCAGTAAATATACTAATTATATACAAAAAGGTCAATCAATTGTTATTGGTGGTAAGCCTGAATCTGGAAAGACTTCTATGATGGATTATACTTATTTTATAAGCATATTCAGATGGTGGTCAAAAGAGGATCCAAGCACAAGACCTAAGTTAAAATTTATTTATTTTAGTATGAAGCATACACTCAAGAATAAAATTCAAAAGTGGCTGTGTTTGTACTTAAAATTGGAATTTGATATAATTATGGATATACCTACTTTAAATAGTGGTATAGGTAAATTAAGAGAGTTAGACCAAAACGATCTTGATAAAATAAAAATCGCTGAAACATTTTTCAAAGAATTATTTGATGAGTGTTTAGTGCTGGTACATGGTTCCATGACACCTACTGGTATCTTTAATAGAACCAAAACTATCATGGAAGATTATGGTAAAACTGATCGTAAAACAAATGAATTTATCTTTTCAGGTGATAACGCCCGAATGATAACTATTTTGTATATCGATAATTTAGACTATTTAATCTCAGAATCTGATGGTTTTAATATGCTTGATCAATCCGGTGTCAAGAAAAAAATGTACGATTATACTATCGAATTAAAAAAGATGTATAATTTAACAACTGTTATCGTTTCTCCCTCTAAACCTATGCTAACAAGATTAGTCAGAGAAACAGAACCTAATTATAAAGAAGCTGGTATCTTCGGATCCAATGCTGATTTAACTATAATTATGTATAATCCTTACAATGAAAATAATAATGGCTATCAACAATATCCTATAACTGAATTAGTTATTAATGGAAAAAATAGATTCAGGACTGCTACTATTGTAAGAAATATAAATGGTTTAACCGGAGTTGGGAAAGGATTAATATTTATTGGAGAATGTGGCTATTTAGCTGAAGCCCCTCCGTCTAATGACATAGAAGGCTACAATTCAATTATTAACATCTTAAGACCTTTACATTAGAGATTCAGAAAAAATTATTAACTTTGCAATCCAATAAGAAAATATGCCTCCAAAGGATAAAATTGAAAAAAATAGCGAACTAGCTATTACTCAAAATAAGAGTCTAAAATTAAAGGATATATCTATTAGTACGTCTGTTGAAGATTTATTAAACTCAGGTATAATGCCCAAAGCCATTGATACAAAAGAAAAATTGATGGCTGTTACACAATACGGTAAAGAATTAGGAATGGACCCTTTAACCGCTATTAATAGTGTTTCTATTATAGCTGGTAAAATGGTTGTTGCTTCATCTATGCTTGGAGCCTTATTAAAAAAGAAAGGTTATGAGTATATATGGACTAAAGATTGGGATGTTGAAGGAGAAGGACCTGCTACCAGAATTACTACAGAAATTGAAATCTTCTGGGTATCCAAAGCTTTGAAACGAGAAATTTCTCAAAAATTCAAAATGACTTGGAAAGAATTAGAACTTGCTGGTCTAACTGAATCTAATCCTACTTACAAAAAATATCCTAAAGCAATGCTTAGAGCGAGATGTATATCTGCCGCTGTTAGGGCTGTTGCACCGGAAATTCTTTTAGGTATGTATACTGTTGAGGAATTAGCAGAACAAGATCCTAACATAGAATTAAAAGTAGAAGAAAATGGCGAAGTAAGTGTTGTTGATGTTGATTTCACAGAAGTAAAATAATTAAATAAATAAATAATAAACTATGAGTAACTTATTAAAAAGTCTATTAAGTAAAGCAAAGAAAGCAGAATTAGGTCATGATATTCATGAAAATTGTGTTATCACAGAAGTGACGGTTGCTGGTAAGCCAGGAAAAGAAGGTCAAGCCTCTAAATGGAATTGTAATACTAAATTTGTTAAATTCGACAAAGATGGTAATACTATGGGAGAAAAAGAGGTTAGTTGGTATGAATTAGACAATGGTAATGAATTTGTTAAGAGTAAATTTACTTCACAGATCACCCAATTAGTTAATATTCTTGAGTGTTTTCATACACCAACGGAAGTTAATGCAATCTTCGATCCAATCTTAGCTGATTTTGAAATTGTTGATGAAGAATCATTAGAGAATATTCTAAAAGATAAAGACAACAATAAAAATCTTATGTTAGATATCGCTAAAGCTTATACCGCTGCTATGGTTGATAATTTGAATAAAGAGCCAGTTCGTCTTAAATTAACATTTGATTCTAAAGGAAAATATATTGGGCAACCTCAATATAATAATTTTGTTGAAAAATCCTCAGTTGCTAAAGAAGATTCTAAATTGAAATTTTCTAAGAATGAAATAGAAAACGAAATTAAAAGCCGTAATGTAATAACTAATACACCGGTGAGTTCTAAAACTTTATCAGCTATTTAATGGATTTACAATTATTCCAAAGTATAAAGTCCAAACATTACAAATGGAATAGGATACAATGCTTTCGATTTGCAGATCGATTCGTGAGAATAATTTCTAGCAAATATCCGAAAGGTATACCTGAATCTGAATATTTCGTGCTACCAGGTTATGAATCTATGACTAGATTTCAACCAATCGTAATATTTGATCCATTGACAGCTACCTTTATACTATCATCAAATACAGTATTTTTTACACCATCTAATTTAATAAAAGATTAATATGCCTCCAAAAAAGAAAGAAGTAGCTAAGCCAGCTCCTGATACAACAGTAGAAGAAACAAGCATTTTAAGATTCTTAATGAGTCTTAACCAACATAGTCCACAATTGGACTTTGGAGTAAATTTAGATTGTAGATTGGTTAAAATTGATAACACTCCTCGTATGAGAGAAGGTGAAGTCGTTAAACGCAATACATATTTAACATTTGCTAAATATAACAAGAAGAATGAAGTTATTGGACAAACAGAATTTAATTTCTTTAATTTAGATCCTGAATCTAAATATACGTTCGATAATTTTGTTGAACAATTATCTAAGTTGACTGTTCTAGCTAAGATTTTAGCACCAGATGAGACTTATGATCCTACAACTGGTTTTAAATCAGCAGAAGATATCGAAGAAGCTTTGAAAGCTCCTAAGTCTTGTAAAGTTTTGCAAGATAAGATGTACAATGATTTTGAAGAAATTGTAGCAGACAAAATTGGAATCGAAAGTCCATTAATTGCTTTGAAAGTTGTTACCGAAAAATCTGGTAAATACTTACAATTACCAAGAGAAGACAAATTCTGTTCTTTAATGTCTGGTGATTATAGCTTCCTGAAGATCAGTGCTTATGAACTAAAGATGAAAGAATCTGCATTGGTTCCTCAGACTTCAGTTCCTGACGAAAAAGGTAAAGCTCCTTCAGATAAATCTAGTGTGTTATCTGGAATTTAATAAATTTAAAAACAAAATAAGAGAGGATTCTTTTAATTAAGAGTCCTCTTTTTATATCAATTATGAAGAGTATTTTAAGAGAAGTTATTTTAAAGAGAGTTAGCTTATCCGATAAATTATTTTTATTGATTGATGACTACTCTATTTATTCGTTTTTTCTTGGCTTTGATATAGAACTCGGCCAGGCAGTAAAATCACCAATTAGAGATGTAGATGATGTACCGTCATTTTGCATCTATTTACCAACACGTATACAATTAGATAGACCGGATGAGATTTGGTTCAAAGATCTAGCAGATGGAAGATTTGGAAATGTTTTTCAATTTGTTAAATATATTGCCTTTCATGAATTTGGATTAGAACTTGATACAAGATATTCTGTTATAAGTTTCATTGATCAACAAATGCAATTAGGCTTATTTGATAAAAATCAGGAGCCTATTTCTAAAAGAATTGAGAGAACTCTAGTCCACAAAGATTTCGATATACTATATAAATCAAGACCGTATACTAAAAATGATTTAGAATATTGGGGAAGATATGGTATCAAAGAATCTACACTTAAAAAATTTAAAGTAAAATCTGTAAAATATTTAATAGCCGAAGACAATACTATTTTAAAAGAATTTAAACTACGCGATCTTGCTTTTATTTATGAAATATGGGATAAAGTAAAACTTTATAGACCTATGGAAATAAAGCAATTTAAATTTAGAAACAAGTGTCCAGGTGACGATTTTAGATATTATCAAGGATTTGAACAACTTTCTGATGATAATGACTCATTACTTATTACCAAGAGTAATAAAGATATAATGTGTTTTTATGAATTGTTTCAAATTTTAGAATACACGATTGATGTAATTGCCCCACATGCAGAATCTATAAATCTAAATTTAGAATTTGTTGAATATATCAAAAAGAGATATAAAAAGATATTTATAGTAGCTGATTTTGATTTGGCCGGTGTTAAATTTGTACAACATTGCAGAAGATTAGGATTAACTGACTACAGATTTGTATCTACAAAACGTATTATGATGAATGATAAACTAAAAGTATTAGATAAAGATATATCAGATTTTCGTGATAATCATAAAGAAAAAGAAACTATAAAATTAATAAAATCATGGAAATTAATTTAGCAGTATTTAGTTTCAGGAAATATATGGATGAAGTTAGTGATAAACTAATTTATTTATATAGCATTTCGGAAACAGAATTTAAAAAAGTATATGTTCAACTACCGATAAATTTAAAATTATTTGTATTTGAACTTTACGAAAACAGAACAAAAACCGAAGATGATATAGCTGAAAAATGGCTAGAGATTTTCAATTATTACTACGGATATACCAGAAAACTTAAAAAAGTAGAATTTACTTTAAGGAGTTCAGATCATTTAAAAAGATTTGAAATATTTTTGGATAAATGTATTTTATTAATGGATAATTTTCCAGATGAATTTATTGAATTATTTCCTTTATGTCCTGATGTTTATTGGGATAAAATTGATGATTTAAGAGAGACAAGTTTCAAACAATACCGAGATTCAGCAGAATTTACAAGATGTCTTACTAAATGTAAAAAACTAAGCTTTGGCTATGAAAATTTATGTGGTGTAGAAGCATCTGACGATTTTGGTGAAAAAGAAGATAACAATATTAACGAAGAAAAAGATTTAATTGAAGATGAAGAATTTTAAAGAAAAAGAATTAGTTATACTGGTTCCGGAATTTAATGACCGTAATTTTAACAGAATCTATAAAGTGTTAAAAGTTGAAGACAATAAATTAACTGTTAGTAAATTTTTTGAAAAACATAATGTTACTGGTGTAAGGTCAGAAGTAGATGATACAGAATCTATCGGTACTTTTGAAGATATTTATTTTGATAAATACTTATAATAAATGGATAATATAAGAAAAGGAGTAAAATTACTAAATGATAATGTTATTAAAACTTTTGGTCCGCTTGGAAAGAATGTAATTATACATACTTTAGACGGAGAATTGATAATAACAAAAGATGGAGTAACAGTAGCTAATAATACTAACAAATTTGAAGAATCAGAAACTCAAGCTGGTATAGAAATTGTTAGACAAGCTGCTAATAGAACTTTATCAATGGCTGGTGATGGTACTTCTAGTACTGTTATTTTTGCTAGTGATATGATTTTAAAAGCAGAATTACCAGAAAGTTTTGATATCAATAAATTGAAAACTGATGCTAATAATGTAGTTAGTTCTTTACTAAAAGAATTAAAGAAAAAGGTTAGCTTTAAATTTGATTTATTTGGTATTGCAAAAACGTCTTGTAATGGTAATACCGAAATAGCAAGAATTATTACAGATATTATAGATCATTGTGGTATAAATGGACATTTTGAGTATGAACAATCTTTTAACATAGATTCTTTTTTACTTAATAATGGATATAAATTTAACAGAGGTTATATATCTCCAATGTTTATTAATAATGTACAAAGTAATTCATGTGAATTTAGTATTGAATCAAATGTTATAATTTTCAATGAAAAACTTGAGGATCTTAAGAAGATAGCTTCTTTAATGACAAAGGGTAAACCTTTATTAGTAATAGCAGAAGATTTTTCTAATGGTTTTATACAGCTTTGTATTAAAAACTTTAAGAATGGTGTTCCTATTATACCAGTAAAATTACCTGAATTTGGCGAACAAAGACAATTTTTCTTAGAAGATTTAGCTTTGTATTGTAATACAAGCATAGCAGTACATGAACAATGTGATGCTTCTATGGTTAGTAGTATCAAAGGTTTTAAAATAACTCAAGATAAAACTATTATTTCTGAACCTCTATCTAAATTTGAGGATTATAAAACTATTATTGATGATAGAATTACTATGATTAAAAATCAAATTAATTCTACTTCTGTGGATTTCAAAATAAAGAAACTACAAGACAGAATTTCTAGTTTATCGAGTAAGAATGCTATTCTTAGCATATATGGTGCTACTGATACTGAATTTCAAGAAAGAAAAGATTTATATGATGATGGTTTAAAAGCTTGTCAAAATGCCTTGAAATATGGTGTATTGCCAGGTGGAGGAATCTCAATTCTGAAAGCTGCAATTATCCTTAATAATAAAAAGTTTCGAGAAAAAGAAATGTCTCTTGGAGAAGCATTAATATTTAATAGTTGTTTTGCATTATGTGATGCAACCTATAAAAGTAATAAAATTATTGGAGAAGTAATTTCTTCAAAATTCTTTGTAACTCATGACTTGAGATCTAATAAGACAGCAGATGCAAGAAAATTAAATATTCTAGATAGTTACAAAACTGTTGAAAGTACTTTAATTAATGCTACTTCTGTTGCTTTGAGTATATTAACCAGTGATTTGTATATTAACAGTTTTAGAAAAGAATAATGGAAGAAATAAAAATTATAAAAGAAACAGGTTGTTTTATAGTACATCAAGGGAAGAAAAACAGCGGACCATTAGGATATGATGAAATGTTAGGTTTAATTTCCTCATTAACCATGTCAGAAGACAGACCGTGTTTAAAATGGATGAGAACTGAAGAAGAACATAAAAAACTCAGAAACTGGAATGCATAAAGATTCAATAGGACAAGAGGTTAAAGTAGGTGATTATATTGCCTATAAACCGGCTAGACAAGCTACTAATATGGAACATGGACAAATTGTATCATTTACTAAATCTGGTATACCAGAAGTAGATGATATGGATGGTGATTTTTCTGAAGATGGTTTACCGTCAAAGTCAATAAGAACAATATTTGTTAAAACATTTATACAAAAAGATATATAATATGAAAGTTAATATAGAATATGAATGTGAAATTTGTCATAACAAAAGTTATGATAAAGAATATATTGAAGATTGTGAAAATAAAGGTGCTGCAGATATAAGTTTAATTCCAATTGGATTTATTTATAAATGGAATTGGGATGATACAAAATATGGAATATTCTGTGTAGCCCAAGTTATCGCGTCAAGAAATCATTTTATTACCCCATCAATGTTTGCTTGTAGAAGTTGGATGCTTGATAATCTTGATAACTTATGTGGTAATGGAGATTTAATTCGATCTAATAAAGAATCAATAGATAAATATTTCTCTAGACATGAGATGTCTGATGATGATTTGAAATTACCGGAATTCACAAGAATGATGGAGCATATAAAAACAACAGATATTAAACCTTGTTATTTTAGTAAAGAACAACAGAAAATTATAAAATTATAATGGAAAATAAAACAACTCTGTACACCTCAGATTCAAAAGGTAAAACAAGAATTTGGCAATGTTGGCAAGGTACTAAAGATGATATTTTTGGTATATTCTGTACTGATGGTCAATTAGGCGGAAAAATCAAGGATCCAATTTTTTCTGAGGCAAAAGCTCAAAATGTTGGTAAATCTAACGCTACTACACCAGAGCAACAAAGTCATTTAATGGTTGAACAAGAAGTAGGTAAAAAGCTTCGTAGTAATTATTTCAGATCAATAGAAGAAATTGCTGATAATAAATTATGGCTGCCAATGTTGTGTCCATCAGGAATGGTTTATCCTGATTATATCAAGAAGAAACCTATATCATGGCCGGCTTTAGCTTCTAATAAATTAGATGGTGCAAGATGTAATGCTATGTTAAAAGATGGTAAAGTATATCTTCAAACACGTACAGGAAAAGAATGGTTAAACTGCAATCATATTAAAGAATCCTTAAAACCATTCTTTGAACAACATCCAACTATTATATTAGATGGCGAATTCTACAATCATGCTTTAAAGTATGAGTTTGAGGAATTAATGTCAATTCTTAGAAAACAAAAACCTACTCCTGCAGAACGTGAATATTCTAAAGCTAATGCTGAATATCATATTTACGATTATTATGATAAGGATGACACTCAACTTGATGCTCTTGATAGAGATGAAACTTTAACTATATGGTTTAAAACTGATTTGAAATTAGACTATATTCTTCATGAAAAGTCTGAATTTGTAGAATCTGAAGAACACTATACAGAATTTCATAATAAAGCTTTAGCAGAAGGTTATGAAGGCTCTATCTTAAGATTAAAAGGTTCCCCTTATGACGTTGATAAACGCTCCCCATATTTACTTAAACGTAAAGAAAAAATGGATACAGAATGTGAAATCATTGATGTAATTGAAGGTGAAGGAACTAATAAGGGTGTTGCTGCAAAGATTATTATTAAACATAATGGAGTACAACAAGATGCTGGAATGGCAAGAGGTTGGAATCACATTAAATGTAAAGATCTTTTGGAAAACAAAATAAGCGTTATTGGGCAACAAGGAACTGTTGAATATTTTGGATTAACTGAATACGGAAAATTACGTTTTCCTAAATTTAAATCTGTAAGAGATTATGAATAATATAGAAACTGAAACTAGGAGACTGGTTCCAGGCTATACTGATGTACTTATAGATAGAGATACTTGTGAAGTTTTTAAACTTTACAAGGGCGGCGAAAGATGTCTATTCTTTGTTAGTGGTAATCCTGGAGCGATAAAATCTATTCATGTAAATCTAAAATGGTTATCTGGTTCTCATCGTGCAGCAAGAAAAGTTAATGTGTTAAGTACTTATAAAAAAGTATTTTCTGTTCTTTTTACAGGAAACATAAGTGCAACCGGTGGTGGTGCTAATCAAGGAGAATATTCTATAAACGCAGGAAAAATAATACAACGATGAAAGTATTAGTAATTAAAAATGACAGCGATATTGATATCGTTGTCGAAGATGGTGGGTACGCTTTTTTGTACTCCACAGGAGAAGACTGGCTATTAGACCTTTACCAAGGTAGGATAGATCGTGTAATAGCAGGTGATGAATCATCAGAAGATGTTGCTACCTCTAACTCAGATAAAATGTATGTTAAAGAATATGGTTTAGACTCAGAATTACCTTTCATGGTACAAGAAGCATTGAATTGGCTTTGTGTAGGAGAAACAGAATTTGAGATTGAATACAAAACTATCAAATTTAATGATGAATCTTTTTTATTGATAAATGAATTTCTAAAATTATCATGATTCCGTTCTGCTATAAATATAAGAGATTTCATATTAACCGTATGATCCGAGAAATGGCTACTCAATATGGGGTAGCCTTTAAAGATGCCTATAATACGCTTTATGCCGAATTTACAAAGCAATCTGGTACAGATATACATATCTTGTATAAAACACAGAAAGGTTTATCTAAGATGGATACTCTAGAATTAATGGAACCAGATCATGGATTCTTAACACAATTTTACAATATAATAAAAACCGAATATGAAGGATTTCCTAGAAATAAATAATAATAAAGATTTTTTAACCTGTGAACAATCGTTATTAATGAAAGAAATAGGTTTTGATGAATCTTGTATGGCTTGGTATGATACTAGACAACCAAAAGTAAGACTAAATACATCACATTTTCATAGTGGTAAGTGGAATTATTTAGATAATGCTGCTTCAGCACCAACCTACTCTCAAGCTTTCAGATGGTTTAGGGATAAGCATGAGATTTTTTCTTCTATAAATGTAAATTATTGTTATAGTATCTATAAGGATGATGAGTTAGTAGAGGAATCTAATGATTATAAAAATTATGAAGAAGCAGAAACTGCTTGCTTAGACAAACTTATAAAAATACTTAAAAATGGATAATACAAAACACATATGGGAAGGCTGGACAGTCCAGGATTTCATTGATGAATTAGAGCCAATATTTAATATGATTACAAGCAGTTACTCTCATATTAAACCTTTTAAAACAAAGGAAGAAATAAAAGATTGGTGCAAAGATAATCAACCCTATTATAAGAAGCACATACCGGATGTGTATAATTACTTTATTAAAAAAGCTAATCTGTAAAAATATGGAAAATAAAGAAGAGATCATCCCCCAAAAACATCATATTAAAGATTTCGATTCGGAAGCTATTGCTCACTACTTAATGTGTGCTGCAACAGGAGGTAAATTTAAAAATGAGGATGAATTTAAATTTGTTCAGTCACTATCTCTTGGTGTTGTAGAATTTGCTGTAACGATATTAAAATTGGAAGGTGAAATTGAAGAAAAATTTAAAAAATTAGAAGAAGTTAAAGGCTTACTCAAAAAAGTCTATCTTAAAAAACCTACAGAAGAAACGCCTGTATAAATAATATAGAAATGAGTTGGAAAACAATACCTGGCTATGATAATTATATGATTAATCATAACGGTAAATTGAAAAATGTTAAAAGAAACAAAATTGTCAAAGGTAGTTTAAACGAAGAAGGTTATCGCCGCGTTACATTATCTAGACCAGGTTGTAGAAGAGCATTTTATGTTCATCGTATTGTAGCTAGTGTATTTGTTGACAACCCATTTATGTATAATGAGGTACACCACATAAATGGCAAACGTGATGATAATAGATCTTGTAATTTAAGATGGGTTACTCATTTTGAAAATATACAATTTATCTATAATAAAATGTTCGGTTTAGTTACCTCTAAATACAAAAATACCAAAGAACCAATACCAATTAAATGATGCAAGAAAATAAAAAAGAAAATCTACAATATGATATTATTACTTCTATTGACATTTGCTTAAATGATGATAAGGGATTAATTTATGATACTAATTTTGAAGAAGATTCTGATATTTTTGATACTCATTATAAATCAATAGATACTACTAAAGATGAAATTAAATTTAATGATTTAATGGAATACTTCGATATCAATCAAATAAAAGAATTAAATATACCTTTAAGATATAATACCGGAGATGGTATGATACTTATTGATATAAATAATACAGATCAAAAATTTAAAATATTAAAATGGAAGAAATAGATAAAAAGAAGTGGATGGCTCAGGCTGTTGCTCAATCTACTAAATCTGGTGATCCTCACTTAAAAGTCGGTGCTGTTATAGTATGTTCTGAAGGGGAAATAGACAGATCAATCGGAATGGGGCATAATTGTCTACCATCAGTATTTGAATATCTTGGTTATAAAGATGAAAATGATAGAACCAGACCGGAAGTTATACATGCGGAGTGTGAAGCTATAAGGCAGTTTATCAAAACTAGATGGATAAATAAAAAAGGTAATACTTACAGGATGTTTAGTACAATATCTCCGTGTATGGAATGTGCTAAAGTTATTTATTTAAATAGCATACATGAAATATATTATATAAAACAATACAAAGATATTAAGCCACTGGAATTTTTAAAATCTCTTGGTATATCTTGTCAACAATTAGACTTATAATGAAACAAAGAGAAATTGATCAAGCTGTTGATTCTGTTAATAATGTTATATCAGAATTACAGCACGAAATTAAAGAGTTAGAATCTCAATTAGAAGCTTCAGAAAAATCTGTTAAGAGATTAGAATCAGAAAAAAGTGATCTGGCTGAAGAAATAGAAGAATTAAATTTAAAAATACAATATACACAATCTACATAATATGAATGTAATAGAATACATAAAAAAAGTACCTGATTTAAGTATTGATGCTAAATCAGCATTTGATACGTACGAAGCTCTCTACCCAGGTCTTTGTAAATTTGAATACTTTCGAACTAAATATAATAATTATAAAAAAGAAAATTATACTGCTTCTGATACAGAGATAAAAGATAATTCTCATACTAATAATCATAAGATAGAATTAAAAGTAAATAACTATAAAAATGTAGATTTATCTGAATTAATTTCAGAAACTATACCTACAGGTACTTTATTTGATAGGATTGTATCTGATAATGGTTTTGTGAGAAAATCAGTTGATGCAGTTGCTGCTAAAGCTGGTAGTGGTAAAACTGTTAGCAGGTTACTACTATTCTCTAAAGCAGTAGAGCTGAATCCATCTATTAAAGCAGCTATGCTTAGTGCCGAAATGGTAGAACATGAAATTGCTAAAGAAGTAAGGAACTCTCGTTGTATAGAAAATGTTGATTTTGTTTACCTTGTTAATTATTTCAGACAAGGTGTTACTGCTAATCAATATTGGGATCTTATGGAACAATGTTTCAAAAATTATGACTTATTAATTGCAGATTCATTTTCTGTAATTTTTGAACAACTTTTTGAATTATACGAAGGTAAGATCAAAGCAAAAAAATTACTATTTATGCTTATTGATAAGCTTACTAAATGGACAGAAAAATATAATTGTAATTTACAATTAATTTTACAATGTAAAAGAGATGGAACCTATTTAGGTGCTAGTGCTCTTGTCCATGCTATTTCATCTCTTAGCTATGTTCATGTATATGGACAGAAGAGATTTATTATGTTTGAAAAAAACAGAAATAATGGTATGAGTGTTAATAGAGAAGTCTTCTTTTCGAAAGACAAAGAAACTGGCGGTATCTTATTTGATGAGGAATCCTATAAAGCTTCTTATGAAGCTACAGAAGATTCTAAGACTACTATGAAAGATTTCATTGCTCAATTACAAAAAGCTGGTGCTGAAAAAGAAGAAACGCTAAAACGCTTAAATAACCCTGAATTATATGCTAACGAAAATCAAGTTGATCTAGAAGATAGCATAGAAGAAGTTTCTTCTGAAGCTGCAGAAGTTATAATTTTAGGAGATTAGTACTACTAAAATTCACAATTTTTTATTAAATTTTTAATCTAAAACAAATCCCAAAAATCAATATGGAATCAAACAAAATAGAGATCACAGACTCTACCTACTTAAATTTGAAAGAAACAATTTTAAGTAACAATTTATTTTACCGAGTAAATTTAAATAGTAAAGATCTAAAATTAAAATCAGCAAAAGTTGCTGTTATTGAAGGTCGCGAAGTTTCTCTTGAGAGACGTGCTCTTCAGGAGTTAACACAATTATTTGGTATCTCTTCAACATTTTATAATACCTTAAATAAGTCATTTGGAGAAGATAGCGAACTTTTAAATTTATTACTTTCTGCTATCAAAGGAAGAAAAACTACAAATTTAACTTTTGTATTCAATTTAAAAACTAATAGTATTGTTAAGATTTATGCTACCGGAGCAAAATTAATTTCAGATCAACAATATTTTGATACATTAGAACAGGTGTTAAAAAATAACCCTGGTTCTTATATACGAAATATGGTACTATTACCGAACAGTGATATTACAACTACATTATTAAATCCTAAAATCGAATTTAATATTGGTAACATGTCAGATGAAACCTTTACAGCTGGTATGACTCTTGATTTTATTAACAATGAATTATCTTCTAGTTTCTTTTGTCAGAGATTGGTTTGTTCTAATGGTAATACTATCAAAGATAAATTATGTACACGTACTGTAAAAGTTAACAAAGATGTACCTGAATTTATCGATGCATTATGTACTTCTGAATTTCAAATTAAATCAATACAAGAATTTAAAAATCGTGTAGATAGAGTTTATAATACTACTGCTTCTTTGAAAGAAGTATTAAGTGTTGAAACTAGATTAGCAGGTTTATTTCATAAAGAAGCAGCACACGATCTTTTAATGGGTATGTTTCATGCTAAGAATTTGAAACATGCATTTGGTCCGGATTATATGATGCAGCCAGAAATACATAAATATTTACGTACTAATCTTACTATGTGGGATTTAACTAATCAAGTTACTGCTATCTCATCTTTTATTGAGCAGAAACGTTTGTTAGTAAAACCTAATGTAAACGCTACTTTACAAATTATTGGAGGTGGATTAATCTTCGCTAATTTTGACTTACCATCAAGTAGTATTAAACAGATATTCTAATGTCTGTTGCTAACAACAACAATATACAAAAATTTGGAACATATTACAAGCTCAGACATATTCCGTCTGGGCTGTTTTATGTACCAAGTTCTTTTAGAACATACACCAATCTAAGTAAATTTGGTAAGCTATATCCTAGCATACCTCTTGATTTAAGAGAAGGAAAGTATTCACATTTTTATGATGAGAATCTAACTAAGAGACTTATTTTTTTAGAAGATTGGGAGATTGTTACTGTATTGATACAAGAAGATGAGATTTTAAATTACAAATATGAATTAGAAAAAGTACATACTAATAATTTAAATAAAATGAGAGAAAGTAAAAAACGTTTACAAGAAGGATATGACGAAGACTAAAAAATCAGTAAATGAAGTCGATGAAAATGGTCTCTATACAGGCCCATTAAAAGTTTGGAAGACAAAGAATCCAGGTAAGATCTATTTTGATAGTCCCTTTGAGTGGAGATGTTGGTTGAAACTTAAAAAACTTAAATATGATTTTGAATTAAAACCGAAATCTATTGAAATGATACCAGCATTTAAAACTGTTGGTTTTGCTAAGACTAAAGTTTGTACTATTAAAGTACAAGATGCAGTTTATACTCCAGATTTTGTTATAAACACTAACTTTGGTAAAGTTTATATCGAGTGCAAAGGATTCTTTCGTCCTGCAGATAGAGTACGATTTAAATTATGTCAATACACTCTTAGTAAAACTGATGATTCTGTTATACTTCTAATAAATTCTGATATAGAATTTGATAAGATGTTGACTTTTATTGGTGCGGAATTTAATTTTGAAAAAAGTAAATTTTTAAAAATATGAAATGGAAAGAATATAAAAAGTTAATTACTCCAACAATAGAAAATCATGGTGACTTACAGTTCTATGTATTGTCTACTGGATTAGGTGCTAAACTTGGAGAATTAATTAAATGCGATTTTGAAGATTGTAAGAAAGGTACAAATGATAATACGAATAGAAAAATAGAATTTGGTAATATGCTATGGTATTTAGCAGCTATAGAAGTATCGTATGGCCTTCCTGATAACCTATATTCTAGTATGATCGATGTGAAAATGAATACTCCTGGTTTAGATAAGGCTGAATTAAATTCAGATTTATTTAAAACTACAGGCAATGTTATATTATGTATGCACTCTGGAGATTTACAACAATTGCAATTCGAGCTTAATGATCTCTCTGCTGGATTAATTGATTATGCAGATTTTCATGGTTTGAATACACAAGAATGTATACAAGCTTCTTTACTCAAATTAAATTTAAGAAAGCAAACAGGTAAAAGACAACCTTCGATTGAATACAATGCAGTAAAGAAAATGATTAAAGAGGTTGGTAAAAATGAGCTTACCGTTGAAATGAAAACTAAGAATTCTGTTTATGACGGTATTAGTTTAAAATATAAAGGAGAAAAAAATTCCTTCTTTGTAAATGATATCATTGTAGATTTCTTTGATGCCTCTACTTTTATTGCAAATAAATACGCCGGCACCGGGTATATCTTAAATTTTGGACCAAAGATTAGAGAATTTCTAAAGTCACAAAATAAAGTTATTAGTGGATTTATTATAGGAGAAAATTTAGTATCCTCTATATCACTAAGAAAGAGTGGAAAAGTTCTTATACAAGGACATCAACAAACATTTTTTACACCTGAAATGACAATTTTAACCGAACTATTAGATTATATAAATGAATACAAAAAGAAGATTACTAGAGCCTAAATTCACAATATCACCAGTAGAGTACCCAGAGTTTGAAGAGTTCAAATTGAAAATACAACAAACATATTGGGTTCATGATGAGATAGATTTCAGTTCGGATGTTCAAGACTATCTTGTTAATCTGAATGAAACTGAAAAATATATTATCGAACAGGTATTAACCAATTTTAGTCAATCTGAAATTGCTGTTGGTACAGAGTATTGGTTAAATATTGTGATGAAATATTTTGAGAAGCCAGAAATACAAAGTATGGCTATTACTTTCTGCGAAAACGAAAGAAGACATTTGCATGCTTATCACAAAATTGTGAATGAGTTAAAATTAGATCATCTTGAAGTTCAATTGCTTGCGGATCCTATTGCATCAGAAAGACTAAATAACTTGAGTAAATTTAGCGATTTACTTCAAAAAGATAAATTCATTGATGCTCGAAAATTAGCAAAGAGTATTGCTATATTTTCTTGTTTTACAGAGTATGTTTCTTTGTTTTCTCAATTCTTAATATTGAAATCATTTTCTTGTAATGGTAGAAATTTGATGAAGAACATTGCTAACATTATTGACTGGTCTGCTATTGATGAACAAATACATTCAATTGCAAGTCAAAAGTTATTTAATTTTCTAATTGAAGAAAACCCTGAAATATGGGATGATGAATTTAAATCTACAATTTATACCGCTGCTCAAATTACTTTTGACATTGAATGTAGTTTAATTGATCAGATCTTTATTAAAGGAGAATTACCTAATCTTACGATCATTGAAACTAAGAATTTCCTAAGAGATAGATTAAATCGTTCTTTAAAAAATATAGGTTTAAAACCAATATTTAATATTGACGAAGATGCTTTAGAAGCAACAGAATGGTTTTATGAAAACTTAAATCTAATTTCTAAAGTTGATTTCTTTGCAAAAAGACCAACAGAATACCAAAAACAGCTTGTAGTATTTTCAAAAGACACTGTAGCTATATCAAGAGATGAAGTAATTAAATATAATAAACATGAGTAAAGGAGCCGAAAAATACATAAAAACTTGGATAGATGGAGTTGATAATCCGTCTTGGATGGGGCATTCCGGTAAAGTAACACTAGCGAGTGGATACTTACTACCGGGCGAAAAACCAAAAGATGCAATGTCGAGAATAGCCCAGACTGCTGCTAAATTATTAAACAAACCTGAAAGAGAGATTGAATATTTCGAAGCTCTTTGGAAAGGCTGGATTGGTCCAAGCACCCCTGTTTGGGTTAATTTTGGTGCAGAAAGAGGATTACCTATTGCATGCTTTAATAGTTACATGCCAGATAGTCTTGCAGGTATTATGGATACCGTTGCTGAAGTTGCGATTATGTCTCAACTTGGCGGAGGTACTTCTAGCTATGTAGGTGATCTAAGACCAAGAGGATCTAAGATAGGTAAGAATCAAGGAACATCTGATGGTCCTAAATCTTTCTTAGAGATTGTTGATAAAACTATCAGTAAGATAACTCAAGGAACTGCAAGAAGAGGTGCACATGCTTCTTATATGGACTTTAAACATCCTGATTTAAAAGAACATCTCAATATAAAAACTCCGGGTGATCCGATTCAGAATTTATTTACAGGTGTAATTCTTGACCAAGATGATATTAATGATATTTATAATGGTAATGAAGCGGCTTTAGAGAAATGGTCTCATATATTGTCTAGTAGAAATAAAACTGGTTTACCTTATATTTCTTTCAAACATAATATTAATTATCATAAGAGTACTCCTGAATGGTATAAAGGATTATTGAAGGGTAATTCTAATTTATGTACTGAAGTAATATTACCTATTTCAGAACTAGAAAGTTTTGTATGTTGCTTGTTATCATTAAATGTTGCTAAATATGATGAATGGAAAGATTCTAATGTTGTTGAATTAGCAATAGAAATGTTAGAAGCTATTATGACAGAGTTCATTAATAAGGCTCGTAATATAAAGCATATGGAACGTGCTGTAAGATTTGCTGAAAATCATAGAGCTTTAGGATTAGGTATTCTTGGATGGCATAGTTACTTGCAAGATAATAATCAACCTTTTATTGGTATCTTTGCTAACTCTATGACGAAAAATATAATGCATAAAATAAAAGAACAATCTGAATTAGCTTCTGCTAAATTAGCAAAAGAATTTGGTAGTGCTCCTGTTATTGATGCTTATAATAAAAGAACTGGAAATAGTATATTGAGAAGACATTCTACTCTTCTTGCTATTGCACCCACAACTTCTAACGGAGATATACAAGATGTATCAGCTGGAATAGAGCCTTTCACTGCTTTAATTTATGCTTATAAAGGGGCTAAAGGTAACTTCTTAATTAAGAATAAAGCATTTGAAAGATTACTTGAATCTAAAGGTCAAAATACAAAAGCTGTATGGAAATCTATATCTGAGAAAGGTGGTTCTTGTCAACATTTAGATTTCTTGACTGACGAAGAAAAAGAAGTCTTTTTAATTTTTAAAGAAATAAATCAGTTTGGTATCATCGAACAAGCTGGACTAAGACAAAATTATATTGATCAAAGTCAATCTTTAAACTTAAGTATACCACCGGATACATCTCCAAAGATTGTAAGTAAATTACACTTATTTGCTTATGAACAGGGTGTAAAAACTCTTTATTACCAAAGATCAGAATCATTAACAAGAAGTGGTTTGGCTACTATGGAAGCTGAAAGTTGTTCAATGTGTGAAGGATAAACTAACAAAATATGAAACAGTATAATTCTGAATCTTTTTATAAAACTTTATGTATTAGAAATCCTAAAATTATAGAAAATTTCATTGTGAATATAGATGAATTTGAAAAAGTTCAGAATTATATTACTCTAATTGATAAAGATGGTTTTAAATATTCTTGTAAACCTATGTCTTTATTATTTGGAAATTATGTAACTATTAAATCTTGTATAGAACCAGAAAGACTAACTATCTATAAATTTAATAAAATACAGAATAACAAATATCAATATATTGAGTTCAAATATATCCATAGAAAACAAAAAATTAATATAATTTGTCCTATTCATGGTGATTTTAATCAAAGTATTGATCATCATTTAAATGGATTAGGATGTAAAAAATGTGGTGATAATGCTAAATCAGGTAAATTATCTTCTTTAGTTAAACATCAACCTGATTTTAAAATGTATCTTTATTATTTAGAACTAGAAAATAATGATGGCATCTTTTATAAAATAGGTCTCACTAAACGAAATCCAACGTATCGATTAAAAAATTTTAATAATTTAAAATCTAAAAAGATTTTAGAAGTTAAACATGGTACTATAAAAGAATTATATAAATTAGAACAAGAATTTAAAGATTTCTTTAAAGAAATAGGTATAAATTATCGACCTGTTGAACTCATTGGCAATGGTGCAAGTGAGTGTTTTAAATGGTAATACATAAAATATGAATATAAAAATGAAAACTTTAGATGCTATAGTATTTCCTTCAACTGAAGAAACTATTATGGTTGCTGACGACCCAATCTACGGGGGTAGTCATTACTATCAAATACAAAACTGTAAAGGTTTTAATAATGGTAAAACAGATTATGATGAGTCATTTCAATCCATTGAGTTTATTCATAAAGCTGATGATGGTACAATGACACCGGGATTACAATCAGAACAATTAGTTTTGATGTTGCTTGATAGACATATGAAGTTAAATGATAGGTTTCCTTCGCCTGAAAATGAAGCAATGATAGAAGGTCTTCGAATGTTTATTGTAGCTTGTGAAAAAAGAGTGAATGACAGAATTGCCCGTGGTGTCATGGGAGAACTTAAAAAATAAAAATAAACTAAAAATTATTATATGTTAAATTTTAAAGATATAAAAGAAAATGAATACGTGTCTTTTACTCAATACTTAAAAGTAAAAAGTAAAGGAAAAGACTCTATTATTGTAGAAAACCATTTAGGTGCAACTTTAGAAATTGATGGTGTTGATCTAATTGAAACATTAGATTCAGCTGGTCAATACAAAGAAACCATTAAAGTTAGTAAACACGAAATGGTTGATAAATTACAAGGTGCAAAAGACAAAGTATTTACTATTAAATTTCAAAAAACAGATGGATCTGACCGTGTATTAACTGGTCACTTACATGGTATTGAAGGAAACTTAGGTCGTACTTCCGTTATTGATCTTGAAATTCCTGTAGATGATAAAACTAGAGGATTAAGATTAATTGATAATCGTCAAATTGAATGGCTAGTTCTTGATGGTGTAATGTATATTGATCAGTAATGAATATAATCGGTAAGGGCAGTGGTATGAATACTGCTCAAAATTATGATTTAGATGCTTTAGGAAATCGATTAAAAGTTGGAGATAGAGTGTTGTGTACCCAAATGGTAGGTACAAATGCATTTTTCATTTATGCTACTATTTTAGAAATAAAACCGGAAGATCATAGTACTGACTCCTACGTCGGTATAGATGATTGGAGTAGTAATATAAAAATTTTAAAAGATGGCTCTAATAAAGCTGGTTGGAATATGAGACAAAAAATGATAAAAATATAATTAATAAATAAATAAATATGGAAAAAAACACAATTAGTGTCATCAAAAGACACATCAAGGAAAACAAAGGTTTAAACAATTCAGAATTAGCACGTTTAATGGTTAAACATTCTAAACTAGGGCTTTCTGAAGGATCATTAAAGAATTATATTGCTCAAGTTAAAGCAATGAAACCTAAAACAGTTTCCACTAAAAAGGGGCATATCAGCTCTACAATCGAACCTGCTAAATCTTTAAAAGGAGAAAAGATTGGTAAAATAAAAGTGATAAAAGCTAAGAGTCCTATATACTCATTAATTGAAGTATATTTAATAGCTAATCCTGAAATGAATAATAGCGAGATTGTGAGATTAATGCACTCTAAAGGTGATGGAACGCTATATACTGAAGGGACACTTAAAAATTATGTATCTGCAGCTAGATCAAATAGTGGTTCTTCAAGTACTTCTTCTAAATCTTCTGCACCAGCAAAAATGATTAATCATGAAGTGTTTATTGTTGATACAAATGCTATGGACGATGGTTCTTTGCAAAACATTATTGACAACTTATCATCTGATTTGGATAATAAGATTTCTGTCTTAGCTTTTGACGAGAATATTCAATCTATTGCAAAGTTTGAGTCTAACCCAGAAATTAACTTTAGATCTGAAAATCAATTAGGAATAAATTTACTTGGTGCAATTAGTACTGCAACACTTCTATTTATTAAAAATAATAGTGTAAAAGATATCCCTACTAATATGACTATCATTACCAGTGGAGGTGATAATTTATCTACATACTTAGCGTATCCTGATGTTCGTGCTTTATTAGATGAATTAAAAGAAGACTTCAATGTCTCTGTGAATCTAGTATTCACCGGAGAAAGAGAAGATGAAGCTATTCCTTTAGGTATTTATCTTGGTATCGATTCTACTAATGTTACTGTAGATGCTTCGGACGACAATTTAATTGAGGCTTTACAAAAGAGAGCTAAATTTCTTTTAAAGAAGACTCCTATTATTGCAGCATTCTATTACAATTAATAATAAATGGGGGACTAAAAATCCCCTATTTTAAACTTTTTATTATGCCAGATATAACAATGTGTGAGAATAAAAATTGTACATTAAGAAAAAGTTGCTTTAGATTTACTGCAATCCCAACTAAAGTACAACAATCTTATTGCAATTTTGTTCAAGATGAATATGATTATTGTGAATATTTCATGGATAATGGTAGCAATTTAATGAAGATTGAAAAAATAAAAAATCTAGAGATATCAAAAACTCGTTATAGAAAAGATATTTCTAAAATAAAAATTATAAAATATGACAAGTAGAGATTTTGCCTTTTGGCTACAAGGGTTTCTTGAAGTAAGCAAAGCTGAAACAATAACCAAAGAACAAACAGAAACAATTAAAAAACACTTGAATCTTGTTTTTAAACATGAAATTGATCCTTCGATGGGGGATGCAGGTCATCAAGAAGCATTAAATAATATTCATGCTTTAACTGATACCTCAAATAGTACATTATTACGTTGCTAATACTTAGAATATATGAATCAATTACTAGAAATAAGAAAAAATATTTACTATACCAAAAAAGAATCTAGCTCTGAAGAGTATAATAGAGTACATGAAATTGTACTTATTCTTGATGAGCCTAAATATAAACAAACCAATGAAGGCAATATAGTTCGTGAAAGAGGTTGTAAAGAAGTTAGATTTACTATACCATCAGATGAAATGTTTGATGAAGTCTTAACAGTACTAACTAAGATTAAAGAGGCTAAAGAAGAAAATTTATCATAATGGAAAGAGATATAAGAATTTATAAGTATTCGCGTGGTACTTTAAAAAAAGTTGGTTCTGGTAAAGCAGGATTAGATCCACATTTCTACTCAAATGAAAAATTTGCTGTTGGTAGAATATCTTATTTAAAAATAACAAATCCGGAAACACAGTATTTATTAGTTGAATATACTGGTAAATATGAATCCAAAATAATAAAAATCTTTTAACATGGAAGAACTAGTATTAAGTATTGATAAAGCAAACGTATTAATGATGTTTGTTAATCCCTTTCAAATACATCAAATGATAAATCAAAATTTAGAATTCTTTAATAAAGAATATCCTAAATTAGTTGAATTTGTTAATAGCAACTTTGAATTAAACAATTTTCCAATGAATTTATTATGCAATTTTGATTGTATATATTTTGATGGAAAAGTATTAGCGATATGTTGGGTTGCAAGTAAAGAAGACAAAGCAGTATGTATTATGAAAACAGATTTCTTCTTTAGAAGAGGATATAGATTCTATGACATACAAGCGGAAAAAGAAATTCATAGAAAAAATATAGATGAAGAAAATATAATGGTAAACTAAATGGAGAATACAAAAACAAAATTACAAAATGTTGAGAGAGCTTTACTAGTCTTTAAGAAGCAAGAAAAGGAATTAATTGAGCTTAGAGACTCTTTAGCAATTGATCATTTTAAAGAAATTACTGGCTTGAAAATAGGTCAAAAATTAATATTACAAGGAATGAATATTGTAGTATGCGGATTTGAAAATCTAACCTGGCCGGTGGCAATTTGTACATTGGATGGACAAAATTGTCCGATAAGACTGAATGATTCAGATCTTAAGTTAATGAATATACCTACCTATACAAAAGAAGTTGTAGATATATTTGTTCCTAAACCTGATAAAGAAGTAATTCTAAATATCTTTAGAGATAAAATCAAAGAAGGTACCGAATATAAAACTGATGATCAAAAAGTTGGTATGCTTTTAGATATAATTTGTACTAAATTTTAAAGCTCAAGCCCCTCTTATTATAAAATATTTTTACTAATATTCTTTCATAATCTTAAAAAATAAGAAATATGAAAACAAAAGTAAAAGAAGAAACGGTAGTAGTCGAAAAATATGTCGATGTTGCTGAATTGTCTCTGATTAAATCAACAAAAGAAGAGATTGATGGTAAAATGATCGATACAAAAGTTATTGACATGGACAACCTAGAAATTGCCTTGACAAGTATCAAATTAGATGCTGACAAAGCTAACAAAGGAAATAAAGCTGCAGGTAGACGATTCCGTCTTAATACAACAGCGATTTCTAAACATTTTCTTGAGATAAGAAAGTTGACACCGAGAGCCAAGGTCTCTAAAAAATAAATTAGTCCCCTCCTAGTGAGGGGATTTTTATGATATGAAATCTGGTATCTATAAAATCACTAATACAATTAATAGTAAGTTTTATATTGGAAGTGCTGTAAATTTTAATAAACGGTGGTTTGCTCATCAAAATGAATTGAAATTCAATAAGCACCATTGTAAACATTTACAATCTTCTTATACCAAACATGGTAAGAATTGTTTTATATATGAAATATTAGAAATTGTTGAAGATATTGCCAATCTAATTAATAGAGAGCAATATTGGATGGATTTATTAAAACCTGTTTACAATACAAATAAAATTGCTGGTAGTTCATTAGGCACGAAAGCTTCTAAGGAAACAAAAATAAAACTTAGTAAAATTGCTAGAGAAAGAGGTATATCTAAACTAATGAAAGAAAGAGCTCTTCTAGCTAATATTGGTAATAAATATAATTTAGGTAGAAAAGCGACTAAAGAACATAAATTAAAGATGAGTTTAAATTGTAATTTATCTAAAATAGTATTATGTAATAATACTGGCATATTTTTCAATTCTATCAGAGAAGCCGCTTTAGCTTTTAATTATAACGAAAAGAATCTTGCCACATGGCTAAATGGCAAATTTAAAAATAAATCATCATTAATATTCGCATAAATAAAAATAACTATAATATAAAAATATGAATGTAATAAATAAACTTACATTTGCTTATGAATTATCATTAGTAGATGACAAAATGAATGGATATAAAAATAATGATTTTAATCTTATTTCTATGTTAGAATCTAAGTGGGTATTAATGATTTATTCTAAATCGATACCTCTAAGAATTGGATATAATAAGGCAACAAATAAAAACTATGTTTATGTTTGTATGTCTATTTCTGATCAAATGACAGAAGAAGTTATTAAGTCTTTAGATTCAATATGTTCTGAAATTATTAAAAAGCAGGATTTAAATATTTTATTTCCAACAATCAAAAAGAAATTTAAAATAATTAAGGATGCTACTACCATACCTTATTTAGATTCAGAAAAACCTAGAGATTACATATTAACAAGAGCATTAACAAATAATGAAGATGATCTTAAGTTATATACGAAATTTTCTAAGAGTTTATTAATGAATCTTCATTTAAAATTCTTGTGTGCTATAAAAAAATTAGGAATTGATAAAAATAAAGATTATACTTTTTCTCAATTACCTATACACAATATAGATTTAGAAACTGAAACTTTGCTTATACACAAAGGAGTATTAGAATCTTATTCTGTTTTTAGAGCTGCTAATCAACTTTTGGTTGATAATACTGACGATACAAGAGAATATGAAATTGCTAAATTAATGATGCTAGATTTATCTTTCGGTAAATTTGTTTTAAATACTTTTAGTGGTTTTGTTGGTAAAGAAGATGTTGATCCTGTAAAAGTGGAAAGTGCTATGGGATCAATTGTTAAGAAAGCTAAGTCAACAATTAAAAAGAACAAAGTTCCAGAACAATATTTTGATGCATTAGTTGCTGATTTAAAAGCTTTATACTAATGAAAACAACTAAAATATTTTTTGATACTGAATTTACTGGTCTTCATAAATCTACTAGTCTTATTTCTATAGGACTAGTAGCAGAATCTGGAGAATCATTTTATGCAGAATTAGTTGATTATGATAAATCACAAGTAAATGAATGGTTACAAAATAATGTAATTCAAAATTTATTATTTAATCCTAATGATACACAAATGTCAGAACCAAACGATGAATGGAAAGTTTGTGGTAATTCTACTTATGTAACAATGAGACTCAAGTATTGGCTATCTCAATTTGAATATATTGAAATATGGTCTGATTGTTTAGCATATGATTGGGTATTATTTTGTGAACTATTTGGTGGAGCTTTTAGTATACCAAATAATATTTATTATATACCATTTGACATCTGCACTTTAATGAAAGCTAAAGGTGTTGATCCTGATATTTCAAGAGAAGAATACTGTTGTCATGCTAAAAGTGAAAATGGTCAACCTTTATTTTTTAATGAAAAAGGAGAAATGATTAGTAGTAAAAAGCATAATGCTCTTTGGGATGCATATGTAATAAAAATGTGTTATGAAAAATTAATAAAATGATAACAGGTAAAGATTTAGTACATCTCGGATATAAACCAGGAAAATGGTTTCCAGAAGCTATGAGAATAGCTAATGAAAAAATGTTAATAGGAGATGACTTAAAAGAATATTTAGATAGTGTACAACCTAAATATATTGAACCTTTTGCTTATCCTGTTTCTTTCTATAAAAATATAGAGAGTGAAACAGAATATGAGGCTGCTAATATAGATAATGTTGTTAAAGCAATGGAAGAAATCATGATACTACCAACTGTTATAGATGGTTGTATAATGCCAGATGCTTGTCCAACTGGAAATGGACAAATACCAGTTGGAGGAGTTGTGGTAACTAAAAACGCTATACATCCAGCAATGCATTCCGCAGATATTTGTTGTTCAGTAATGATGACAGACTTTGGTAAAGTGAATCCTAAAACTTTATTAGATTATGCACATTCCATTACTCACTTTGGTCCAGGCGGTAGAGAAGAATTTTCTATTTTACCAGCTGATCTAGAAGAAAGACTTTTAAAAAATTCTTTTTTGAAATCTCATAAAAGTATTTCTTTAGCAAAAGAACATTTAGGTACACAAGGAGATGGAAATCACTTTTTATTTGTTGGTATTTCTAAAAATACTGGTAATACAATTATGGTTACACATCATGGTAGTAGAGGATTCGGTGCACATTTATTTAAAAAAGGTTTAGAAGTAGCAGAAAAATTTAGAAGAGAAATTTCTCCTAAATCTTCTCCAAAAAATGCATGGATTCCTTTTGATACTGAAGAAGGTAAATCTTATTGGGAAGCTTTGCAATTAGTAAGAGAATGGACTAAATTAAATCATTCTACTCTCCACAATGCAGTGCTAGATAAAATGTTTGTTGTTCCAGAAAATAGAATATGGAATGAACATAATTTTGTATTTAGAGATGGAGACTTATTCTATCATGCTAAAGGGGCTACGCCTCTTGATCCTAAATTTGTTCCAGATAGTTCTGATGGATTAAGATTAATCCCTCTAAATATGAGCGAGCCGGTTCTTATTGTAAAAGGAAATACAACAAAAGGTAATCTAGGTTTTGCTCCACATGGGGCAGGAAGAGATATTAGTCGTTCTCAACATAAGAAATTAACAACGCATAAAACTATTCAAGAAGTATTTGAAGAAGAGACTCATCATTTAGATGTTAGATTTTTCTCTAAAAATATTGATGTATCTGAGTTACCTAGTGCGTATAAAAATGCTCATAGGGTACAGAAGCAGATGAAGAAGTTTAATCTCGGAGAGATAGTGGATAAGATTATGCCCTATGGGTGTATAATGGCTGGAGATTTTGAAATTAATGCTCCTTGGAAATTAAGAAGAGAAAAGAAAAAATTAAAAAATCAAACTTTATAAAATAAATAATATGAAAACATTACATAATACAGACGCAAGTAAAGCAAAAGAAAATGTTAAAGATATAATCTTTTGGGGTGACGGTGATACTTTTAAATTGATTAGCAAAGCATCTTCAAAAGAAGAAGGTTGGATGAAGTCTACAAAAGCTATGGAAATCACCGGTGTAGGTTGTGTAGTACAAGTGACTACTCAACAATTTAATGATACATCAATGAGAATTCCTGAAATTAAAGAAAAGAAAGAAGATGGTTCATTAATTTGGAAAGATTGGAATGAACAAGAAATAGTGAAAACTTGTGCATTAGCAGAGGCTATCACTTTTGTACCCGGAGTTAAAATTGTAGAAACTAAAGATGGCGATAAAGTTGTTAGTAGACAACTAGTAAAAATGTAATTATATACAGGCATAGGGATATTCAAAAATCTCTATGCTTGTTTAATTTAAATAAAAACTTTATGAACACAAGAAAATTATTATCTGAAAAACAAACGCAATCTCTTGCCTATGTTCAAAGTTTATTTAATAAACCAATTTATTTAGTAGGAGGAGCTGTTAGAGATATTATTATAGGTATTGAACCTAAAGATTATGATTATTGCTCTGAATTAACAACTGAAGAAGTAAAAGAACAATTAAAAGGAAAACACCGAACGTATTTAATTGGAGAAAGACACGGAACAATTGGTTTTAAAGTTGGTGACGAAATGATAGAAATTACCACATTTAGAACTGAAAGCTATAATAATGGAAGCAGGCAACCTAATGTTGAATTTGTTACATCTATTTCAGAGGATTTATCTAGAAGAGATTTTACAATCAATGCAATGGCAATTAGATGTGATACTTATAGATTAATTGATCCGTTTAATGGATTAGCAGATATTAATGCTAAAATATTAAGAGCTGTTGGAGATTCTAAAATAAGATTTAAAGAAGACCCATTAAGAATATTAAGAGCTATACGAATTGCAAGTAAATATTCTCTATCAATTGAGGATAAAACTGCTGATAGATTAACTAAAATGGCTAATAAGTTACTTGAAATATCTAAAGAACGCTGGGTAGACGAGGTTAATAAGATATTGCTACTTAATGATTCTAATTTAGAAAGTGGTCTTCATTTTTTATGGGAATATGGAGTATTTAGATATATTATTCCGGAGCTTCAATTGCAACACAATTACGACCAAAACTCAAAGTATCATGATTTTAAATTACACCAACATACTATAAATGTTGTAGTAGCAACACCTAATAAATTAGATTTAAGATGGGCAGCTCTTTTGCATGACATTGCTAAACCATTTGTTAGAACAGAAAACAAAAATGGAAATAGCAATTATATAAACCATGAGATATTAGGTGCGGATATGGTTGAAAAATTATCTAGACATTTAAAGTTTTCAAATGAAAGAAGAGAATATATAGTTGATATAGTAAAAAATCATCTTAATGATGATTGCGAACTAAGAGAATATGATAACAAAAGTAAAAAGCTATGATAGACAATTTTGAAATAATAAAACCAATGCTAAAATTTGAATCAGAAGATGATTTTTATTTTATTCAAATTTTGCAAAGAAAGAAAGATAATCCTGGAAGAGTTAATGGTAGTAGCAATAGTAGCAGACTCGTGAAAGCTTATTATATAGATTCTATAGATCATTTGGATGAGCTAAAAGATGAAATGATATTTTTTGCTAATCATTTTAATGCTAGAGTCGGATTGAACTTAAATAAAAGAAGTTATGAAAAGACTGCATTTAACACATTAAAGAAAGTTGCTGAAGTTATGCACAACAAAGACTTTAAAATGGTTAAAAGAGCATGGAATACATCTTGCGGTGTACATAATGGAGGTGATAAGATATGGTTACTAGATATTGATACACCTGATATGAATTATGTTAATGGTGTCAATGAATTTATCAGTGGCATTTTCCCTGGAGGGGATAAAACATTAGGATTAATACCTTCTAAAAGTGGATATCATTTAATAACGAAAGGTTTTGATTTAAGAGATTTCACAAGTAAATATCCTGAAATTGAAATACATAAAAATAATCCAACAAACCTTTATATACCGTAATTATATAAAAATTTAATCCCCTATAGCCATACGGTTATAGGGGATTTTTTTTTTTTTGTTTATAATTTATTAATTAGAAACATTGTATAAAAAATTTGTAGCACCAGTAATTTTTGATCCTTCAGCAATAGCTTCATCAAAATCTTCATTTATACCATAATGAACTGCAGATACTAAACTACTCATTGTTCTAGTAACAAATCCGTATAAAGCAAATGGACTATTTGTTATAGTTGAATTCATAATGGATAACATATTTAAATCTGCTACTGAATTATTTGCTATCTTTAAAAAGTATTTTCCTTGTTTAGATGAGAATACCCCCATATTTTTTGCTGTTAGTATAGCTAAAATCATTGCGGCTAATACTAAAAGATCGCTAATTAATTTTCTCATATTAGCTTTCTGATGCATGTTATATCTTTTTGAACTTAATCCCTTTAAGATATTACCATTCTCTTCTTTGTATGCTGCAACTACTTGTATATAAACATGGTTTAAAGTTTGTAAAATTCCTTCATCCCATTGTGCTTGAAATTCATAATAAAAATCATTTGGATTATCAGGATTTTCTACTCTTACGCGTCTTCCTTTTGATTCCTTAAATGCACCGGTGGACCAGTAGTTACCAATTTTAGCTGGCAACCAGCTCTTATACATTAATAATGCTCTTCCAACTGCGTGTTCTTGTAATTCTATTTTACCATTCTTACCCATAGAACCATAAGCTTTCATTAAGTAATCTTTAATTACTACCATTTCTTTTGCACTATATGGTCTATTTATTAATCCATCTTCTTTTATACCGTCATACTCATTATTTAAATCTTTTCTTAAAGATTCATAATATGCCATTTGGTCTAAAGCTTTTTCGCTAGAAACTGATTTTTTTAAACTGCCATCCTTTTCAAAAATCTCTGAGAAGCGAGTGTCTTTTGATGGGGTGTATATGGCAAGTCCATCTTTTTGCGAGTATGCTCCTAAAATGCCATCATCTGCCATTTTTACGAAGAAAGATTGAGTTATAGCATTTCTATACGGAACAGAGTTTAAAAACATTAACCATTTACTTTGAAAAATAGCATCTTTTTTTGTTGCCTGGTAATCTTTACTTTTTACGGATCCGGTATCAGAATCAAATAGCTTAAATTCTTTTGTAATTGCTAAAGTAATTTTTGCCTTTTCATCATTACGAGTACTATCAAAAGTAGTAAAAGCTGCAGCTGTTGCTATGCTTGCTGGATTTTTTACAAAAGCATCTGTAGAACCAAACATCTTTGCTATTGTAGCATTTATAGATAATGACATAGAACCTAAAGTATTTTGTCCAGTTTCCATTAAAAACTGTTTTATACTTAAACCCATAACAGCTTTTGTAGCTATATTTTTAGCCATATCTAATCCTTCTCCAAATTTTCCGTCATCTGCATATTCATCGAATATCATTAATTTAATATATCTATCTACTGCTGCAGAAAGATCTGCTGTTGGTTTATAATGTTCATCTTGTTCAAGTAATAATTTTACCTGTAATGCATTATAAACTGCAAATGTAGATTGATATGCAACATCCATTAAATTCTCTAACATAAATCTATGAAGTATATGTTCAAGATTTGTTTCTATTAATGGTGTTTTTTCTGAATCTATTTTTTTACCTTCATTATCAATACCTAGTTTAGATCTTCTATGATTAGAACCCTGAGCTCCACTATCTGTGCTAAGTTGTGTTGCAAACTTACTATCTATTTCATAAAATAAAGAATTAACAACATCTTTAGCTTGTTTTACACCTTGATATTTTAAAGTGTTACCCCAGACTTTAAACTTCTCACCAGCATTAACAGCTCTACTCATTCTATTTTCTGAGCTTGCCGATATAATTGGCACTGTACCAAGCTCCCAGTTTTCGTCAAATTTCTCTATTTGTTCTGAAGAAAGTGATAATGCAAATCCGGATTTTATTTTTTCATTAAAGAAATTTATATAATCTTTTTGTGCTTTTGTTAAAGTTGGATCAGTAGAAGATTTTAATTTATACGCGTTGTTAAAATCTTTAGCTTCTACATTTGGATTTTGAACATATAAATCAGCAAATATTTCGTGTTGATCAACAGATGTAATACTAGTTGACTTATTAGGATTTCTCTTATTATAATCTTCTTTTAAAGCTTTTACTAACTTGTTATGTTCTGCATAAAAATGTTCGAATCTTCTTGTAACTTCTTGTTGAGCCGTTTGATCCATAACGTATACTTGTTGCATAACTGGATTGTCATGATTTCCATATAAATTAAAAGAATCTTTCATCTGTCTCTTTCTAGTAAGAGCACCTGGATCAATAGAGAATTCAGCAACACTTAAGATAGCATCACATAATAAGCTATATTCCTTGTTCTTTGCAAGTAATAGAGGATTATTAGCAACAATTGTTGGCTTTAATGAAGCATACATTATTTTTTGTGCTTCATTTAATCTTGCCAAAAACTCATGTTTATTTATTTCCTCATTTAAATATAAATCGTATGATGCTTTTATCTTATCCTTAAAATCAGAAGACTTTAAAGGTATGTATGAAGAAGATATAGAAATTTGTTTTATAAATTCTTTAAGACAATCAATTTTATTACTACCTGAATCTAAAGAAGAATCAGATAATATTTCTTTAAATTCGCTATTAAGATTATCTCCTGATATATCATTTATGATTTTTAATTGCGGAATTATATCTGACATACTAGATACTGAAGGAACGTTTTGGTTAGCATTACCATTTATTGTACCAACAAATAATGACTCTACTGTACTAATATAATTTCTTTGTTTTAATTTTAATGCAGTTATTGCTAATTCTATTAATTTAAAATTATTTGAATTAGATTCTAGCCCTGTTAATTTATATATAGAAGCTATAGTATTATCCTCCATATATTTACCAAATATAGAAGTTCTTTTGTCTCCAAATCTAATAACTTTATTTATTTCATTTGAAGCATTAATTAAACGGGCTTCACCTGTTTTGCTATTAATAGCAACCAATATATTAGGATCATAATTTTCAAATCCATAAAGGTTTTTTATTTGTTGTAAAGTAAAATCCTTTGAATCTAAACCTTCTAATATTTGTTTAGCCTGCAAAGTCTTAGCCTTAGTAAATTTATTATTAGCATCCCCCGGCCATTCTTTTTCGTAAAAGAAGCTTATCAAATTATTAGCTAATTTATCTTTATCTTCCGCTTTATTTTTTAAATATTCTTTTAATTGTACTTTTCTATCATCAATATCATCACTTGTAAAAAATTCTTTTTTCTCAGTAAATGTATTTCTAAAATATTCCTTACCGGTTGTTGCATCTACTATAACACCATTTCTTAAGATATAATCAATATCATGATCCATATCGTAAGTTATTGGCTGTATCTTACCATTTGTTAAATCTAATAATAATTCCTTTGTAGAATTATGCTTTCCATTCTCTTCTACTATAGTTTCGTCAATATCAATCTTTCTTTTAGCTTTTAGATATTTTCCTATTAAGGATCTTTGATATGTTAATGGCTCAAATTTAGGCGGATCTATACTTTCATATCCAGTTATTTTACCATTCTCTTTAATAGGTTTACCTATTAGAGGTAATACATATATATCAATATTATTTGTTGGTAGTCCAGCTTTCTCTAATAATAATTTATACCCACTTAATTGTAATTCAGCTTGAGTTTTCTTATTGTTAAATAATGTTTTGAAAGGCCCTGTCATTTTACCAAGAGCATTACTATTAAACAAAAATTCCTTACCTTTTTCTTTGAATTTATAATCTATAACAATAGCTCTATTATTATCTCTATCATGTATAACTAAATCCATTATACCCTGCATTTGCAATTGTTCATTGCTAATTCTAAATTGTGGAATAAACTCATAGTTTTTTAGGCCACGAGAATCTACAAAACTCTTTAATGCTTTAAAAACTGTTAATACATTTTCTCGCATTGTTTCTTTAGCTTTATCAGTTGCGATTTTACTTAAATCTAATTCATCTAATAAGTGCTTTAATGAAGGTTCTTCTGCAGATTGTAATAATGCTTTGTTATAAGATTCAAGAAATGAAGTTACATATTTGTCAATATTAATACCAGCATCAGTATGAAAAGACCAGTTATATTTAACAGTATCTATTGAAGCTTTTAAAGCCTCTGGTTCTGATAAATAAAATTTCTTTGCATCATCAATAGCCTTAGCATTAATTTGTATTTTTATATCATCAATTATAATACTATTTGCCTGAGAAGTTGTATAATCGTAAGAAGCAGGAGAAGACATAATCAATTCCTTTGCTTTCATTCTGTACACTATATCTTCAGCTATTGTATGTATTTTTCCGTCTGACATCACATCTGTTTGTGAATCATTTATCATCTTTCGAACACCCTCTAATTTTTCATTTTTAGGCTGATGATAAATTGTATCTAAACTGACAGTTTTATTTTGTACAATTGTGTTTGCCTTACCCTTCATATAAGTAAGATACTGAGAGTAAGCTATATTATGACCTAAATGTAAGTTATTATAATATACACTAGCTCTATTATTTTTTTCATCTAAATAAACTGTTTCACAACCTGTCTTCATATTTTATATTTTACAAATGGTTTGTATAGAGCCATTTTCAATTAATTGTTTCTCAAATTCTTTATCTGATATTGTATCATTTAAAGATTGCTTAATTTGTTCTTGTGTATATTGATTCTCGTTACCGAATAAAGAACTTTGATTACTAAATAGTTCATTATTAGATAATTGTTTTAATATTTGAGATAAAGAATTATTTAAAGTTATACTTAATTCCTTTCCTTCTTCTATCAATTTAGAATTTAAAAATACTTTTGTTAATTCTAATCTGACACCAGATTCTATATCTTCTAATGGCAATATATTTGAACTAATTTGATTTGTATTTACTAATTTTAAAAGCAAATTGAATAATAATCTATTTTTTTCCTCTGTATTTAGATCATTATATAAACTATTTATTTGTGAAGCTAAAGGATGACTTGAACACTCAAGAAGTAATTTATTATAATCACTAAGATTATTTTCTTTTAAATTATTTAAATATAAATTACCAGCATATAAGTATAATGGAGAATCCATATGAATCTTATCACTATTTATATATAATTTATCGGTAAAATAGAAGGATTCTAAATCTTTATATTCATCACTAATCATAGAAAAATCTTTACCACTTTTTATGATAATAAGATTGTCTAATAAAGCAGATAATTTGTTGAATACTGGATATAAAATTACTTTTTTAGATAGTAAGGTTTTAGAATTTTTTACTTCTTTACTTTTAGTTTTCTCTTTTAATCTGATTAACTCATCTGTTCTTATAGATGAAGTATTCTTATCAAAATCTTTTTCTATAGAACGTACAATTTTGTCATCTATATTTAAAGATTTGTAACTTTTTACAATATCAATTGTATATTGATTTGATTCTCCAATTTGTCTTTTATTCTTTGTAGAATAAACCTCTGATATGCCATTCTCAAAATTACTATTATTTAGTGCACTAATAGTTTTATGAAGATCAATTAATTGATTATCATAAAGTTTAGTAGAGAATAACTTTCCTGATGCTGTTTTGAATTCATATTTACTTACTATATGATCGGTATTACCAGATACTAAATCTCCTGTTAATCCCAGGCTTTCAGAATGATCTTTTCTTGTTATTTCTAAATCAATAGGATAGTAACTCATATTGAGATTAACAGTGTATTGGTCTGAACCTCTTGTCTTTTGGGTTAAAATAGAATGTGATGTTCCATTATCTTCATTATATAATCTAAGTCTATCTTTTAAAGATAGTATATTAGATCCTGACATAGACGGAGATATTAAAAGCTTGCTTTTAAACTCTTCCTTTGTCATAAAGGTAGGAGGATAATCTCCATTAAAGTACATCCAAGTTCCCCAGGCAGTTCTTTCGTCTGTTTGAAAGACTAATTCCTTCCACTCTTTACTTGTTTTTAACGGGCAACTATTTATCATTTTATTAGTATCTTATATTTAATATTAATAATTTTTTTTAAATCTATCACTAACTATTCTTCACATTTTTTCTGTTGTTCATCTATTTCTTTTTCAGTAGGTAATACTGAATTATTTTTAGGTTTTACTTCAGGATTTTCTAATATTCCATTTGTATTACTGCTAAATGAAGTCCAAATATGTTTTTGTCCACTAATCAACATCTTATCTTTCTCATCGATAAAATACTTATCAATAATCTTAGTCGGATCAACAGTAGAATATTTAACCGCTAAAGTTCTTTTTCCATCTTTTTCTATAATAAATGGACCGTCAACAATATTTTCCTCGTTATTTCCTGTATACAAGAAAGCAAATATATTTCCTTCTTTAGAACCGTAAGATGCAGCTTTGTTTAAAGGCACTATATTATCTAAAGATTTAGTAATGTTAATTCTAGCAACTTCTTTGAAAATATTTTCTTTATCAAAGAAATCATTTATATCAACTATTCCATGTGGTTTTCCTAAGTATTCAACTATAACCGCGTTATTGGATCCATATTTATGGGCTAAAAAGAATATACCAGCTTCTTCAAGAGCAATTGGCATAAATCTTACTTGATTTAGTTTACCTGGAGTTGTTACAGTAAATAATTCATCAGATGTTTTAGCTGAATATTTCCCTAAAGAGAAAGTTCCTTTTTCGTCTAACTGTACTTCAGTAGTTGATCTATTGTTTTGTAACATATAAATCCAAGGATTACCCCACAAAGATCTATTTCTAGCAATATGTTTACTTGCTAAGAAATCTTGTTTAAGATGGAATGATTCTACAACATCACCTTGTGTTTCAGCTTTAGTAAAGTTAGTCTTAGTAATTGTTTCATTATAAAGAGACTTCACGGATTCATAGATAAGAGTTTTTATCTCTGTAATTGCGTTATTAATTGAAACTTCTGGAGAACCTTCAGACAAATCTAAAGATACTTTGTGTCTGTTATGTTCTACAGTTAATTTTTTATCATTCAAAATATCCGGAGTAATTAATCCGTATTCTTTTAAATATTTAAACATTTGTGTAAATCTAGGTGCAGAAGCTAATTTTATTTCAGCTTCATTACCACTAGTTATTTTTAATTTATTATTCTTTTTAGTGAAATCTTCTTGATTGCTAAAAGGACTTCCGTAAATTGCAGAGTAATCTAATACAAATAAAGTATCAAAATTAGACAATGCTTTTATTCTTGGCAAATTATTTCTGATAATCTTTGCAGCAATTTGTCCTTCTGGTATTCCATTGTTTAAGATAATATTGTCTCCAGTAGTACTTAAAATGTTATATAAATCTTCTACAGTAGTTGAAGAACTTAACATTTCTTTGAAACTATTTTCTGTAAGTTTATATGAATTTAAAAATTCTTTATAAGTATCACTATAAGTAAATTGTAATTTAGATTTTTTCAAAGACTCTAAATCTTTGCTAGGAGCAATTAATTCTGGAAAATAATTCTTCAAATAATTTAACGTTATTGCTCGGCTTCTAATAGCAATATTTAATCTACCCTTATTAAAGATCTTGAATACTTCATTGTGTTTCTCAATGTACTCATCATTTTTATTAAGAGTATCAAATTTATTATCTAAATCACTAATAGATTCAATTGGAGAATCAAGTAAAGAATGTTGTTCTTTATACTTATTTAATATGTTCAATTTTATTAATGATTCAAGAAACAATTCTTCTTCACTAATTAAGGAATTGTTCATATTTTCTATCTCAATTTCGCTAGCATTGTCTACATTTCCAATAGTAGTATGTGATCTAAGTATAGACTCAAAATTATTAATTGTAGATGACATAGGTATTACTTCATTATCCATATCAATCTCTAACTCAAACACTTTATTATTCTTTGTTTTATTATTCAATCCTAATTTAGCCTCTAACAATCCACTAAAGCCTTGGCCTCTGTTAATATCATTATTAGCATTAAAATTGTTTATGTCTAAATCAGTTTCTACTATTACTTTTGTAGTAGAATTTTCTCTTATAATTGGTTTCTTTACAAGCTTATTACCTTCTCTACTATAAGTTCCGCTACTAAGTATATAAGATACAGCTTGTGCTTCTATACCAGTTTCGGATCCAATAATAAATGAAGCCCCAGCAGCAATAGCTTTATCAATCAAAAATTTATGATTATCAAAAGCATATTGTACAGAATCTGTATTATAAACCTTATCTGATAATTTAGTTCCTATTAATACTATCTCAGAAGTATTAGTATAATTAGTATGAATATTATCATCTATACTAGATAAGATATTTGTTATATAGTTATTACTTACAATTCTTTCTGAAGAAGGAGTAGTAATATTAGATAATATATCAATAGGTATTATATGTGTTGCATTTTTAAATAACTCTCTATGCTCTTCTGATAATTCTACTTTATTAGCTTTATCAATTAATTCTAACATTTGAGAAGGAGCAAATTCATAAGTAGATTTCTTATTTACAACTTTCACAATCTTAGCAATATTAAATGAACTAGATGTAAATTCCGGTAGATTATCAAAGTCTAAACCTAAATCATTAATTAAAGATAAACTTGTAGAATTATTTATAGGAGCATGATTTTCATATATCATTTCCATAATAAATTGTACTCCTTGATTATCAACAATTAAGGCTTTACCTTCTCCGTTAAATTTAACTTCTCCTGGTTTTAGTCCTATTATAGATTGATTCATATCGATATCTCTATCTAATATATTGGCAGGAAGTTCTATCCATTTGTTATCAACAAATTTATCATTTAACACTGATGCCAAAGCACTTGCAACAGAAAATTTATTTCCTTTTCCGTAATAATCTAAAATAGATTTATTTCCAATATCAAAAGCAATTCTGTTGAATGCTTTAGGATTTTGTTGAGCCCATAGTGTCAATAAAGATTTAAATGCTTTTTCTTCATTGCCATTAAATCTAGATTGTACTATACTACCAATTTCACTAGCAGCATAAAGATTTTTACTTTCGGTACCTAGCCAATTTGCCCATGTTGAAGCTATAGTAGAAGCAGACCCAGAGGTCATATTTCTTTGCATGAAGTCAGCTCCTCTAAAATTGTAAATGTTATTAGACTCACTTGATAAGTGTACAACTTCGAAAGGTTTAGTTCTATTTATTGTTGCAAGATTTATGAAACCGTCTGTAGAATTTACAAATTCTGCTAATCTACTTGATAAAACTAAATTGCTAGGCCATGTATTTCTTGATTTCAAAAGTGATAAAGCTCTAGAGATAGCTCTTCCAGCATCATATCCTGTCATATCCCCAAATACTTTTTCTTCTAAACCATTTACTGGTAAATCTAAAATAAAAGTCTTAGCTAAATCTTTATTTTTATCAAGATCTTCTTGTGCAGTATATAATAATTTTCCAATAGATTTTATTAATGCACCATTATCAGCTATTTTATTTTCTGTAAATAATTTTAAATAGAATAAGCTATTAGTTTTATCGTATGCTAATTGAGTATCAAAATTAGATAATGCTAAAGATAACCCTTTATCTCTTTGTAATTTTTCAATTAAAGTGTTTTGTCCAAAATTAAAACCATCTGTTAAGAATACTAAAACTTCTGTTGAAGGATTTGTAAAAGATATGTTTGATGCTTTTGCATCCAAAGAACTAGAAAATTTGGCACGTAATGCCTCAACAAAATCTCTTGTTGACTGCACCATATTTTTGTATTTCTTGTTCTCTTCTATTAATTTTTCTACAAGAACCTTTTCTTCTTCTGAAAAATCAAAATCATTATCAGAACTAATCCAAGTAATAAAGCCATTATATGAATCTATACCTTTGAATCTAAATGATTTAGAAGGATCTGCATTCTTTGGAAATCTTAAGCTTTTGTACAAAGGCGTGATAACATTATTAAAATGATCCGCAGCTATTAAGCCTAATTTTTTTAATTGTTCTTTTTCAGTCTTTAATTGATCTCTTAATTCAAATGATCTGACATCCTTTATTTTTAATATATTATTGAAAATAAAATATTTATCTCCTATTTTGAATTTGAAATTATCATATTGTTCCTCTCCAGTAAAGTTAGAGTATTCTGCTATTAATTCCGGTGACATACTTACATAAGTAACTTCTCCGTAACTTGTTGTAAGAATTATTTTTACAGCTCCATCAGCATATTTTGTTAATACAACATTCTCTTGTTCTCTGAAATCTTCTAATGGAAATTCTTGACCATCAAGAGTAATTACTTTTCTAATTAAATCTCCTGAAACAGATGACGATATAAAAGGATTATTCTTTTCATTTTTAAATAAGAACATTTCATCACTCTTTGAAGTGTAAAAATCTTCTGTACTATCTGATTTAGAGTTGTAGCTATTAATAGAAGAATTAATTTCCTCATTTATTGGAACACCAGAAAGAGATAACTCTCCATGAACACTAAATTTACCAAGAGTACCATCGCTTAATTCTCTGAATTTATTATTATGTGTCAAAAGAGAAGTAAGTATTTCTAGATCATGATTACTTTCTAGTTGTCTTTCCACCCCTGACATAGTAACTTCATTGCCAACAAATAATGGTAGATTGCAATCTTCGAACATATTACTTTTATAATTATATTCTTGCCATTGATCTCTATTTTTATTGAACACAAATAAAGGTTTACCAGATAATATAGCAGCCTGTAATTCTAAATTATTAGTATATGAGGTGAAATTTTTAGATTGATTTCTACTCTTATTTTTTTCTATATGTTCTGATAATAATGTAAAGGCAATTTCTAAATCTTTATTGTTTAGATTTAAAGATTGTTTTATAGAATCAAATCTATTTTTAACATCATCAATAGATAACTTATTTAATTCCAAAAATTCGTTTAATAATCTTGCATTTCCTTTTAAACCAACAGAAGTATTATCCTTCATATTAGTAAACAATATGTTTGTCGAAGAAGATATCAAAGAGTTAATTAAATCTATATTATTATCAATAATGCTATCATCAAAACTATCTTGTTCTTTTAATGCTTGTTTCACTTTTTCTAAATCTCTTCTTGAAGATGTTGACGAAGAAAAATCTTTTAAAGTATACCCAAAAACTTCTGACAAATCAGATCCTAATTTAGTATGTTTTAATTGGTATATATTTACTCCTTCTAAAGCTGGCTTATCAATTTTACCAACCATATTAATTTCTTGTCTTGAATTAATAAAATTGCTTTTGCTATCGTAAGGATATAATTTATAAATAAATGTCTTTTTTTCTTCCGGATTAGCTAATTTCTTTGTCAATTCATATTCTGAAATTCCTAAATTTAATGCTGCAGTTGATAAAGAACCAGTATATTTAACATATTCGTCTAGAGTATAAAGACTATCATTTATCTTTGACAATATAAAAGATTGACTATTTCTACCAATTCCTAAAGAAATAATGTTATTACCTCTGTTAAGTTTGGTTAATTCTGGCTTACTCATGAAATAAGTTGCGCCTTTTTCTAATACTGCATTAGCTTCTTTGCTATCTGTAATAACTTTTAAGAAAGATGATGAAGAGATTATTTTAGGTCGTTCAAGTAATTTTACCTGTACCACATGGTAAGATTGATCTTTACCATTCTTTTTATTTCTTTCAACAAGTCTCTTATCTTCATATGACATTCCGCTAAAATAAGTATTCAATATTTCATCGGAAGAAACATTGCCTAAGTATTCTACATCTACTGGAATATTTTGTTGGCCGTATCTAACAGTTTGCCCTTTAACTATTGTGTCACCTTTTTTAGTGTTAGAAGGTATTTCCTCTGTTATTCTGTAACTAACACCTCCAATATACATATTAAGATCTTTAGTTAAACCAGACAGTTTATAGTCTTCAGTTTCGTTAGTGTCAGAATCATTAGAAGCTCTTTTTCCAATTCTTAAACCATCAAACACCATATTAGGATTAAAAGATTTTAAATCATCTTTTAAAACATTAATCCATTTATTATCTACAATTACGGCATAAGCTTCTGGGTTACTTCCTATTATAGGGTAAACTACTTGTCCTACTCTAAATTGATCTATATTAGCAGTGTGTCCTAATTGCCATCCAACTCTATTTAAATCTCCGAAGTTATTATTGCTAAAATCTAATATAACAGATTTAGGATTAGCTTTAGGAGTGATAAGCATGAATTTTTCTTCATTGTTATGATCTTTACCCCACATAAAAACTAAATCAGGATATTCCTTAGATCTTATAATATTTGGTGTTGTTCTAGTTTTCTTTGGTGCATGCAAAAATTTATTTTTTCTATTACCACTTTTTCTACTAAAAATACCTTGTTCTGCTAAATCTGCTTCAAAGTCTGATGTTAAATCAATATCATCAAAACTAACATTTTGTCTTTGAGCTGTTGATTTCATCATAATAGATTCCGGAGATAACAAAATACTAGCATCACCAGTAGTACTAACAGCTGATAATACTTCTTCTTTTGTTAAACTAGATAATGTATTATGCCATTCATTAAATATATTACCTAACTGATTAATTAATAAGGAGAAAGAATTTTTGTCATTACCACCTTTATTCATTATAATACTGTAATGAACTAAAGCATTATATAATGATTTTACTTCCAATTCTTTGTCATTATTTAAAGTATCAAAAGATAATTTTAATTTTGCTCTCTCTGATTCTTCTAATTCCATTAGATTACCAGTTTTAATTATAGGCATTGAATTACCCGTAAAACTATCAACTAATGAATCTATTCTTAATGATTGTAAAAACAAATTATTTTTTAATGCAGGATGTAACTCCTTAAGTTCATCAATAATTTGAGGCAATGTATTTAAGAAGCTAAATCTTTCTTCAGCATTACTTAAATTAAAAGAGAAAGTATTGTTTTCTAATTTAAAAGAAATAGCTTTAAAATCATCAGGAAGATCCGTTCTATTATACATTTTGTATATTGCATAATTATAAGGAATTTCTGCTATAGATTTATAACTCTTCTCCATTCTATATTCATTCAACATCATAAGAGATTCATCTTCAGTACTCTCGGTAGATGAATCAAAATCTTGTGCTAAAGAAGTGATTATATTTTGTATATTATTTAATTCATTATTAGCAATGTGATTAAATAATTGTACTTTTATACTAGCTAAAAAATGTGGATTCTTACTTAATACAAATGGTATATTATAAAATTTATGTAAATTGTTTGGTATATTAGTATTATTTAATAAATCATCTATCTTTTGTGACAAAGAAGATTGTGTACCATTTTCCAAACTTGTTTGAACCTTAGCTAGATAAGCAGATTCTTCCCAATCTGTTATTTTAATACCTTGATTAATATTTAATACACCACCTAATAATCTTGACTCATCTAGTGCATCTAAGAATTGTAATAATTGTCTTGGTCCGTCTAATAAGAATTTATTTAATACTAATGCTTTAAAGTTCTCAGCTTTTTCGAACTCTTGTTTAGCTGATTCTACTTGCATAGTGTACATTAAATCAAAGCTATTGATACCATTATTTTCATCAAATAAAGAATCATTGATTGTAGCTGGATTTAAATCTACATTTAAATTATTTATTATACTATAATTAGAACCTAATGCTACTGGTAAGCTAGATCCATTAATAGTATCCGTTACTTCTCCTTTAGCATTTAAAAAGTATACTGTTTTATTAAAGTAAAGAGCTGCAGCTGCTAATACTGATTTATAGTCATTTTCTTGTTTATAGCCTAAAACATAAGTAGTATCGCTATTCTTTACGATATTAATTAAATTTCTTAAATTTTTATTATCTGATACTAATTTACTTGTTCTAATGAAGCTATATGCAGGATATTTATCCGTTAATTTTTTGCACATAGTAGCATATTCTGAAGGGCTTACAGTAATATCTTTTGACAATATACTGTTGATATCATTTTGTACTAATGCTGAAAATGGTTTTGCTCCTTCAGATAAAAATTGAACAGAATTTTTTTTGTTTTCTAATAATTTATTGTATCTATTTTTACTAGCTTTTGCTCTATTTGTAGCATTTAAAGTTTCAGCATCAAAAGTATACTTACCTGCTTTAGTTCTTATATGTTCTTTTATACCTTCTCTTATACCTACTGCTCTTCCGCTATAGTTTAATTCTCTTGTTCTTTCTGATTTTTTAAATATTTCTTGTACAGTAGGATTATTTATTAAATCAATAGAAGTTTTTAAATCAAAACCTAACATCAACATATTAGAGATAATACCAGATGTTGACATATCAGCACCAATACGACCTAAGATAAACTCTTTAGCATTATCCGTTGCAGCAGATAATAATTCAGAAATATACTCCCAAGCTTGTTGAGTAGTTATATTTTTAGCATCTAAATATTTTCTTACTTCGAGTTCTAGTGCATCGTTAAATGCTTCAGAATCTGGTACTAAACTATTATTTTCTTCATAGAATTTATTAGCTACAGCAATAACAGCGATATCTTTTGATTTCTCAAAATTAACACTTTTTATGTTAGCTATTCCATCAGATTTTTTTACACTAACAGATCCATCTTTTTCCTCAACAAATATTTTTACAGTATGACTCATGTTATTAGAATCATAATCATTCTGAAGATCAAATGTTTCTTTGTAAAGATCCATATATTCTTTTGATTGAGCAAATGGCAAGTTCTCCATTTCTGGATTTACAAAGAATCTTGTATAAGTTTTTTCTATGTCCTGGCTATTAGCATTAAATACTGCACCAAATATCTTCATATTATTAGCAGCAATACCAACAACACCTTTACCTACTGTTAATATTTTTATTAAAGAAGGTACACCAGCAATATTATCAGGACTAAAATTTGCAGCAGATAAGTTAGATATTCCTTTATCATCTTCTTCTATATCTTCTTTTGAAGTTTCATAGATAGTACCAACTTTACTAACAGCACTTTGTATTGAATCCATAGAAATAGGTGTCTGACTTTCTATAGCATTCTTAGATGATTTAAAAGTTTCTTTCATCTTATCATATGCATAATTTTTTAATGCATTTATAAGATAATTTTTTTCAGAAGCTAAAGCATTATTTATTCTATTAGAAAGTTCGCTAACACTTTCTGATTTAAACTTTTCACTTAGTTCTGTAATTATATTTCTTTTTACTTCCTCTTGTTTATCACTAGATATTTTTCCATTTTCATCTAAATATTTAGTATAATCATATATTTCTCCAAATTCATTGACAGATAAAACTACTGTATTAAGTTTATCATTATCGTGATCTTGACCAGTTAATTTAGTAAAGACAACACCTGTATAAAAAGTATTTTTGGTATCATTTATAAACCCTATACTTCGTCCTACTGTACCAGATTGTTTTCCTTGAGAAGGTATACGGCAAGTTACAAATTCTAATACTTTGTAGAAAGCATTAGATTGCGAAATTGCTAGCTTGTCAATAACAAGTCTTTGTTTTGCTTTGGCACTAATACCTAATAAGCCTAATGTACTATTATATAATGATACATCTTTAGGATCACCTTCTGCTTTTAATATATTTTGTTCGGTACTTTTTAAGGATTCTCTTATTTCTGATATAAAAGTATCAGCTTCAATACTGTTTACACCTTTAAGATTATACTTTAAATTTTTAATAGTTTTATCTATATCAACTATACCAGAAGTCGTTGCCAGTTTTATTCTTAACTCTCCATTTCTTCTAGTGGAAAATAAATCTAATAATAATCCCTGTTTATTTTTACTCTTCACAAGCAAAGATAAATTTAAATTATTAGAAGCAATCTCATTAAGGCGTTTTCTAAAGAATGATTCTGAGTTATTAATAATTTCTTTTTCAGAATTCGGAGCGTAAACATCTACATCACCTATAATATCTGTTATATCATCAGAAGTTTTTAAATTATAAGATGCTAAATGCATCATTGGAGTAATAAATTCTGTAGATTCTGTAATCCAATGATCTTTATTTAAGATTATTTGTATTTCATGCTCTAAATTTCTTCTATCTCCTTCTGTAACGGCATTTTTTAATTGATTGTATATTACATCTGTATTAGATTCTGCTGTGCCAAAATATAGTCTCTTTCCATTTTCATCATATCTAAAATATTTCATAAAAGATAATTCCGAAATTAGATTTTCTGATTCTAAATCAATACCATTTACTATATTATTTTCTAATATTTCTTCTGTAAGATCACCAAATGCATATAATTTAGGATCGTTATCAACAGTAACTAAATCAGTAAATGAATATAAGTGTCTATTATTTTTTGTAATTAATGTATTTTTTGGTGCTACTTTATTATAAGAAGATCTTGTTAATCTTGCGCCATTTGGTGTTGTGAATACTTGTAAAAACTTTTCTGCTGTTGCAACAACGTGTTGCCCTCCTGACATTTTTAATTTGATAGTTAATGAATCTAAATGTGAAGCCAACGCAGTTCTTAAAACTGATTTAAGTTGTAATGATCCCCAATCAGGATTAACTTTATTAATCAAGTCTGTCCCTGGACCATGTGTTTCTCTTGTTGCTAAAGCTTTCTTTGTTATATCTTTGAAAATATAATTTTTTGCTGCTTCGATAGCACTATATTCTGTTAAATATCCAAGTAATTCAGATTCTTCATTTTCTGATAATTTTATATGTAGCTTATGTTTATTAACTAATAAGAAAATATTTGCTATCTTTTCTGCACCAATGTTTAATGTGTTGTCTGAAGTCTCTATCTTTTTTTGAAGTATATGAACAGCCTTATCTTTAATATCTTCATTGAAAGCATTTAATTCATTTATTGAAATATGCTCTAAAGCTTTATAAACCTCATTAGATAAATCTTGTGTTGCACCTTCTAATCCTAATGCTGTAACAATTTGAGTAGGAGTAGATAAATCAGATTTATTACCAGTCTTATCTGTTGTATCTGTATCATGTCCTGCTCTTAAGATATTACCATGATTTAGCATGTTAATTTCTTTATATAGCAACGGTTGGTTTAAATCATTTAAAGATTCAAAAGAGTTTATACTAGAATTTCCTGTTTTCTCTGCACTTTTAAAATTCAATATTTCTATATATTGATTTCTATATTCTGTATTTTCTGCTAAGAATTCTGCCGTTTTCTCAAATGCAGTTTGCATATTTCCCCATCCACCATTAGCAACCCATACGTCATATACTGAACTACATATAATCCCATTAGTATTAAATGGATTATTAAATTTTATTGTATTATGCATTTTAATAAATGCCTTTTGTAACAAAGGACTACCATTCTTTAAATGCTCTATACTTAATTTAAAAGAAGCTTTCTTTTGTATAGTAAGTACACCTGTTACAGAATCTTTTGATAATGTAATATCTTTTAACGGTGCATCTTCTTCAAAATTAGTAGAGTAAACTCCACCAATACTATTAGCCATCTTTTTATGATAGAACCAGCTAACAAAACATACAGCATCCGTAGATTCTTGTTTTAAGTCCGGAGATAAAGCACCTAATAATTCTACAAATGAAACGTTATCTTCTACTACAGCTGAATAAGCAACCTTTTCAAACATTAATCCCTTTTCTTTCTTTGAAGCTAATCTTAGCTTTTCTATACCGGAAGTTAAAGGAGCATTACGTTTGATTTGATTCATATACATATTACTGTATAATTCATTATGTCTTACAGAAGCGTAAACCTCTTCATATACTGCAGCTTCATCAATAGATTTTTTGTCTATTGCAGCTTGTGCAACTTTTTTATCAAATAATATTTTTGCTGTTTTCTCAATTTTAGATTTAGAATCTCTTTCTCCATCCTTAAATTGATATATAGATGCTCCTACTAAATTATTTACTTCACTAGTCATGGTAGCACTAGCATAGAAATAAGATAATAATAAAGAACTAGTAGGATTTTTTGGAAATCTATTAGACAAAGCTTTATTAATATCGTATGGTAAATCTATAGTTAATTTTTTATTTTTATAGTATCCGTCTTTAATTAATTGATTAAAGAAATCTCTTTCTAATTCTTTTACTTTATCTGAAGATTTGGTTGGATCATTCCAAGTATTATAGTTGGAAAGAAAAATATCTCCAATTACTGCATAATTACCGTCTTTGCTATAAGCAGTTTTATAATGTATTTCGCTAGTTAAACTTTTTAAAATATCAACTGGTATTTTATTTTCTTTAGCAAAATTTTGTAATTCATTTATATCCTTAACAGAATTTAGTTTAGCTAATAATTCTACATTACTAGACATATTTTTACTAATTTCTGCTTTCCATAAAGAAACTATTTGATTAGCTAAATCTGTATGAAATGTTTTTTTGGTATCTATAAGTTGAGATACTAAAGCTGGCTTGTTAAGAGTTACAAATCCATTAACATTATGAACCGGCATAAAATCTAAATTATTACCTAATGATTCTATTAATGGAGCTGTAATATTTGATTTATCAGATGGTATAGTTAATAATACTAATCCTTGTCTATAATTACTTGTTATTGCAGATGATGCAAATGAAGAGATTAATAAATGTTGTTGTTCTTTCTCTGACAATTGAGAAAGAGTTTTACTTGTATCTCCTATTTTTAATCCTTCTAAAGCATAATATTGTACAACTTTAAATTTTCTTTTTACAAATAAATTATTACCCAACAAAGTCTTTACTCCTTCTTTAGCTTTTTTCTCCACCTCTCTTATATTAGATTCAGTAGAATACATCATATTAGACTTCATTATATTAGAGACAATATCTCTATTTAAGTTAAGTCTCTTAGATTTAATAGCCATGCTTATTCTTTTTGAAGATTCAATAAGTTTTGGCACTATATTAGATCTAGAATTAGAATTTCCTTTATCAATAGCATTAAATAAAGTGTCTTTTAAATCTAATTGATTAGAATCAAATATGACAGGTTTTAAAGCATTAGACTGTTGAGAATTAATAATATCTTGTATTGCTTTAGGATCTTGTTTAGATTTTAATACCCAGGCAATATTGGCAATTAAATTTGTTAATTCAAAATCATTACCTTTATTATTGATAATATAATCCTTTAAAACAGGGCGTTTATTTATTAATGAATTATCACCGAGTAGAATCTTCATTAAAGAAGCATTTACTGCATCAGATAAAGGCTCTTCTACTTGAATATAAGTTAATCCATTATTCTTGTTTAAAGATACTTTTATTTCGTGTTTATTTATCTTTATAATTAAATTCTCATTGTTTTGCTCTATTGATATTTTCTTAAGAACATCAGCTTTTAAAGTCTGTGTACCTCCTGTATATAGTACTAAACCATTTTTAAAAGACTCTATCAATTGACTAGCAGCCTCAGCATGTAAATGCTGTGTTAAAGTGATCTTGTCATTAATAAATATATTAGATTCAGCATTTAAATTTCCAGCAAAATGGTTGTAAGTATTAGTTACTATATTATGTATATTTTGTCTGTCTTCTTCTGATATTTTATCACTATTTTTTGCAATATAATTAAGAGATTGTTTTGCTATGTTGTCAACCATATAAGGTTCCGTAGCAAAATATTTATAATAAAATGAAGACAATATATCTTTCTCTTCTGAATTTGATAAGATATCAATTTCATATTTAAAGTTTTTACACCATTGATCAAAATCTGATTGATCTAAATCATGAGTAGTTTTAAGCGCATAATTAATATTAGATTCTGTTATTCTACTATTCCCAGTAGACATAGAAGTAGATAAATCTTGTTTATTAACAGATAATTTATTAGTATTTAATAATAACTGCTTAATAAATTGATTCATCATATCATATGAACTATCACTGCTCATAGAAGCGGAAAATGAAATACTAGAATTATTTTCTTTATTAAAATCGAATTTAGTAAAGTCTATTCCAGGAAGTAAATCAGAAGCAATATTAGAGAAATGATTATTTATTATTTGAGCATAATATCCATTTCTAATACTTACATCTGAATCAGCATAATTAGCTATATCATTCTCTAATGTTAGGGAAGAACCTTGAGCTAAGGATTCCATTATAGATTTAGAATTTAATATAGCATCATTAACATTTCTATATGGTGTTTCTGAATATAAATTTGTATCAAAAATTGAATTCATAAAAGTATCTTTGAATAACTTTTCGAATTCTTCAATTAATTGAGGATTACTAGTGAAATAATGATTTATTATTTCGGTATAATTTGCTTGAGAATTATTTATTAATGGTAGTGGTCTGAAAGATAATACACCTAAATCTCGTATTACATCAACATTATTTTTAATTTCTACTGTTGCGTCTGTAGAAGTTAAATCTTTTTCAGAACCTGTAATATTAGATTGCGTTAAAGTCTCAAGAGACTTATTTTCGTCAATTATACCAAGATCTATTTTTGATAATTTGGATTCTATAAGATCAGATAATTCTTTTCTCATAGTATCCATAGGAATACCTAATTTAGAATAAGCATCTGTTATCTTATTATCAAATTTAGTACTAGACAATCTAGCTACTTTTGCAGTCGTAATAGTAACTACTGTGTCTAAATAATGTTTGTAAAGTTCTAGATTTTCAGGATCGTTCTTGCCAATTAAAGCCTTAATAAATTCCGGACTGTTATTTAATATAGAATCTGCTATATAATCCATAGCATTAAATCCTAATTTTCCAGAAGCTTTAAAACGCAAAGCCATATCAATATTACTATTAATCTGATAGGCCGCAGCAATACATTTGTTTATTTTACTCATATTTTAGTAGGACAAAAAGTTTTTAGTTTATTATTGTACTCCATTACAGCTGAATACAAATCTTCATTTGTATCAAATAGTACTGATGTCAATTTATCTAAAATACTTTCTTCTACTTCACCATTCATATAAGCTATATAAATATCTTGTAATCCATTTTCTATGCTAGAAGCTTGAGAAAATAGAGATATCATCTGACTTTTTTGGTCTTCTGATAAAGTTTTTACATTAGGTATACTAGGGAACAAATTAGTATTAGATACAGTCATCATATTATTAATTTCAACAAGAGCCTCACCTATTTTTTGATCAGGTGATTTAATTGAATTTAACAATTCTGTTTCATTCTCTGTAGTACTTTTATTTAATTTCTCTAATTCCTCGCTATATTTTTTATTTACATCTCCTATAGCTTGTTTTGAATCTTCTATTTTTTCTTTTATCTCACTACTAATTTTTTCCTTATTATGTAAATCCATAATAAAATTATCATAAATTTTCTCTATTTTAGAAATTTCAGAAGCTTCTTTCACATTATTTAAATCATTTTTTCTAGCTTCTTCTATTTCTGTATACAATTTATAAATTACAGGATATTTTCCTGTCAATTCAGTATTAGTTTCTTCTTTACTATTAACAAAATATTTTGCTGTATCTAATAATTTTTGGTAATCTCCTCTAACTACTTCGGGTTCAATATTACTTTTAGATTGTATCTCAGAATTTAATTTAGATTCTATATCTAATATAATTTTTTCCTTTTCCTTATCTAATAAATATGTTTTTTGCTTTAATTCTACTTCCGGATTTACAGGAGAAATCTCATCTAGAATACGAGATTTTAAACTTTCCATTACTCCTAAATTATTATTATTTTTAGCATCATAATATTTAAAGAATAATTGTCCTAATTTACCAAGTGATAATATATTTATATCTGATAGATCAACATTTTTATCTAGAGCAGATTGTAATTCGCTAGGATCAGTATATAATTTTGTTAAGTTAGAGAATGTATCAACAGGTTTAATATCTGATTTTGATAATCTCTCTATTGCTTCTTCTAACGCAATCTTTTCTGATGATGAAGCCTTATCCATATAATTAATAACCTCGTCAGATAATGCATCAATATCTTCTATACTGCTACTATCTATTTTATTTAATAATAACTCAAACTTGCTAATTATTTTCTTAGTAGATTCTGTATTATTAGCTTGAGATAAATTTAATATATTTTCTATCGATAAATATAATAGAGGAGATTGTATAGAATCTATGCTAACAGAAAAAAGATTCTTTCCGTGTACACTTTCATCTTCTATAATATCTTCTAAACTTCTGTTTAAAGTACCAAATGTTTTATTTACAGCTCTCTTATTCTTGTTCATCTCCGGCCAAGCGTACATTCCATTAGAAAACTTATGAGAAGATTTTATTACTTTACTGAATAAATTAATAATCTCTTTTTCTCCACCCATATTATCATCGTATTGTTGGAAATAATCCATCAGTACTCTTAAGTTCATTAAGGTTACTCTTCCGCCATCTTTACCAACTTTGTATCCGAACAAATCTATTTTATGTTTTATCGCCATATTATCTTCATAAGAAGTTAATATTTGTGAATCAGAAAAATGATTAGTTAAGAATTGAACAAAATCCTTTACTGTTTCTTGATCGAAACTATCTAGAATATTATTACATTTACTTTCGAATACTTTAATAGCATCAGTAGTATTTTCTCCTTTATTAAATAAGCCGTCCGGAGTTTTCTCTAAAATAAAAGCTATTTTACTATCAACTTCGGAAGTAGCAATGTTATATTTTGCTCTTGCTACCTTAAGGAAAGTAGCTAAAGTACACAACAATTGAGTTGAAGAAATACCACCAGTATAGTCATTCATCAAATGCTTAGTTCCTTCTGAATCTCCAGTTAATCTAGTTGATTTAAACGTACTGTAGAAATCTTCTACAGAAATATTCTCAGAGTTTAATCTGATAATACCTACTCCGTTATCTAACTTACTAAATTTTTTACCAATAGAGGTTAGATTTACTTCTGAAAAACTAGACTTATTAATGAACTCATCATTCAAATCTACTTCAGGATTATAAGTATAAAGTAAGAAAGAATTACCTCTGAAAGGATGATTCGGTACAGTATTAATATAAATACTACTAGATATTTTTATTCCAGGATTCTTCTCTTTTATATTCTTTATGAATGACTCTAATGATGTTTTCTGTCCTGATTTTACATTACCCGGTGTAATACTTTTTATTATGTTCTTAACAGCAAAACGTGACAAACTTATATCGCCTGATTGTAATAAAGTCTTATACTGATATACTTGTGATTTTCTAAATGTATCTTCTACTTTATCAACATCTGGAGTGAATATTCTGATACCAAAGAAACTACCAGCTAATCCATCTTTTGTATCTTTCAATAATGTTGCTTTTATAAATCCAGTATCATAGTTTTCTTTCTCACCTAAAGCGTTGATACCTTCCATAGGAGAATTAACTAGCTCATATTTAAATAGTCCAGCGTCATCGTATGATTGTAAATCTGATACAACAGACTGCTTCAAATTCTCATTTGAATTCGGTATATTTTGATTAGTTGAAGTGTATGCAGACATCAGACCTAAATCTAGGAAATAAGCAGCTTGTACTTCTGAAGCAATCTTAGATTTAACTTTATCTGATAATTTATCTTCTTCTGTATCTATCGAATTCATTATTTCAAGTTCGGTATTATCTCCGTCCTCAACAATTATAAGCTCATTTTTATCAGAATCTTTTTCTATCTTATCATTTATAAGTTTCTCTATAGATTCTTTTTTCTCTTCTAATGTTAATCCCTCGTCCTCTATAATATTCTGTATGCCAGCTGACAATTCAGGATATTTATTTATTAAAAATATTTGTCCTAAATATTCTGCATCTTCTATACGTTTTTTATTTTTTAAATCTGCATTTAATGCTGGCACAGCTAATTGACTATTTGTTAAGCTATTACCTAATGGTGTAGTTGACACCCCTGTTGTTACCATAACAGCCGGTTCTATCTTTTTAATAGTAGGGCCAGCTAACGCTTTAACAAGATTATGATAATCATTTTCTTTGTCTTCAGAATTTGTAGTATTCTTATCTTCAGTTGTTGTAGTAGCCGGTGTTGTATAAGAAGGATCCGTTGATACTAAGAAATTCTTATATTCACTAACAACCGCCTCTGTGAAATTTTCTGAAGGTGCAGATAAATTTTTAGATTCTTCAGAAGTAAATTTTCTTGCAGTCTTATTTATAACTAAAGTATATAATCTAGATCTCTCTACAGTAGTACCTAATTTTTTACCAATATACTGCTCTCCAAAAGCTCTATGTAACCAAGATACTTGTTCTCCATTCTCTATAAAAGAGGGGCCATCTTTGAAAGTTGGTTTATCTAAAGAACATA